TTACCCCTTTGCTGCTTGGTTAATCTGCTGCCATGCTCTCGGTGACATTGAAACGATTTCCCAGCCGATTGATTCAAGCTCTGTGCTGCGGTCATAGGTATCTACATCGTGAGCATAGCGTGTAACCGCTGACGAAACTCCGAACAAAGACAGGTCGCCACCCCTGATTAAATGTTCAAGCACTCCGTTGCCTTCCCCTTCTGACATACCGTGGTTTTTCGATACTATCTGTACCACTTCGGGGATAGGTGCGTCAATCGGCATACCCTGTGCAACTCGCATTGTGCCAACGATATTATCAAAGTGTACCCTGTCAGCTGTTGCTCGTACTACGTCTTGCAATTTCATCAAGAACGCTTTGTCGTCTGCTTCGATTGTTTCATCACGGTATACAACATGGTTCTTATCAGCCGTGTTCACTCTGCCTACGTGGATTTTACGTTGCCCTGCTTCGTTCCGTATCATGCCGTTCTTGCAAACAAGTCTGTAAACCAGCGGAGATACCGATACAGAGCCATGCCCGACTTCGCTGTTCGAGATAACTATTCCGCTCTGAACAATATCGCCAACACTCAGTTCTGATTGTACGCTCGGAAGGACAACTTTGATATACAGTCGCCTGTCCGTGATTTCAGCACTCATTACCTCCGCACCATCGTTCGCCCACTCTCCGATAATCGGTAGCACAGCTTCAGCAATCATATCGTTATCAATCGCTCTGTAGCGGTCACTAAGGAACGCTCTCGCTGTGCCGTCAAGTGTCCGTATCATTTGCATGGACGGCTCACGTCTGAACAGTTCATTTACGTTGTACTTTAACATATCGGGCTGTGTTTCTCTGAGTCTGTCATAATATTTGACAGGTATGTTGAGCTTCTGAGCTATCTGTGAGTGAGCAATTTCGCCGATTGCAAACTGATTGATGGAGATTGAGGGAACTTTGCCCCACAATCCTTTCTTTCCTTCCTTGAATATGCAGAGTTTCATTTCATTTTCCCCGTCTATCATATCAAGCTTACGTGTGTCCGATAGATAATCTATCTTTGCGTCCTTCTGTCTCATAATTTCTGCTGCCAGTTCTTGTAGTGTTTTGCCCTGTTTCATTTTCTTTCTCCTTTCAATATTCAGACGGTAGTAATATTACTCCGTCTATTAAAAACAGTTCTATTTCATCAAGCGGAAAATCTGTATATTCCACTTTTTGCGTGATAGTAAGTGTAGTGTCGTTATACCCATTAACAACGGCACTATCATCTTCGTTTACCGTCAGCTTCCATGCTTGAAAGTAAGGGTCAAGCTTTTTGTTCTGCTGATAGCTTCCAATGATGTCAAGCAGCCAGTAACAGCCAGCTGCTTCCGCAATCGCCTTTACTCCGTCTGTTATCACGGGATAAAAGGGAAACGTCGAATACTTGTGATAACTCGCCGTTCCTGTTGCATGGCTTAAGATGTTTTGTACTATATCTTCTTTTTCCATCTTCAATCTCCTTCCTGCACAAACGATACAGATAGTGTCCCTGCTTTACCGCCAACCATAGCGGTCAGAAGCGTCACCATTTCCATCGGATTCGTTACCCCTGAGAACTGAATGTGAAGTCGCTCCATTTTCATGCTCTGTGAGCCTTTTGACGAAGCTGTATTGCACGTTACTCCTTGTGGGGTGTTGTTGGTTATAGAGGGTTCAAGGTCTGTTATAGGGGCTTGTGGTTCGTTATCGAAAAACGAGTCCCAAGCGTCCTGTTCTGCCTTTGTCCTGTGTCGCTTGTACGGTTTCAATGTGATGTTTTCTTTTTCGCAGTAATTCCTTACTGTTTGATGTACTTTTCCGAACATATCCGCTAATTGAGGTACGCCGACATTAAAAGCGTTTTGCAGGTTCGTCAGGTATTGCTGTTGTAGTTCTTTCGGCAGAGCCTTGAATTGCACCCATGTTTTCGGTTGGTTCAGCTGATAACTTTTTACAGTTCCGTTCAAATTGTGCCACTCCCTTTCTGTCATGTGTCCGTTGCCCTTGGTAACAGGGGGACGCTTTTTCAAAGCTGTACGCTCTGCAACGTCTGCGTGAAACTCTGTCATTAGTGACCCCCCCCCCCCCGTGTCTGTTCTGTTCATTTCAATCCCCCTCGCTGCAATCGTAAGGACGGAATACCATTCCCTTGTAACCATCTTCATCAATGAACCATTGGAATATCTCACCGCCATGTGCTTTGACCTGTTCCCTGCAATAGTCGTAGTCTAAGTGGTTATGCGTTATCTCGCCTTTTTTCAAGATTCCGCACGAATCATGGAATGTCGCTTTTATCTTTATGGTATTTGCCATAATATCTCACCCCCTATCTCTTGCTGACATACTAAAGCAGCTCTCGTGGACACCTTTGAGAGAGCTGCGTACATAGTTATACATTTGAGGTCTGTTCATGCCAAACAGCACGGACGTTTCAATCGCTTCAATTACTATTTCAGAGTGAGGTTCTCTGCACCAATAGTCATTCCCATTTACGTTGAATATAACCATATCTGTGTATTTCATAATTCTCTCCTAACTCGCTTTCGCTGCTTTTTTAGTTTCAAGCTGCTTCAACGCCCACATCGGAACGTAGTCGCTCCACTGCGGATATTCGCCACTCTCGTCCCATACCTGTTCCATGTACCATAGCGTGACATCTTCGGAATATTCATTGCTTATGTCACTCCATGTTGTCGTAGATAACTGTACTGTATCTTTTTCCGCAAAACAGTTCTCGCAATACTTTTTGTCGTGATAGCCATGACAAGCCGTGTAACCACAGTCTAATACATCGCTACTGATTGTTTCGCTGTCGTACATAAGCTCATAAGCTTCATCTTCTGTGGCAACTACTACCATGAACGAGTTGTGTTCGCTCATAAAAACTTTCCACTGGCAAAACTCGTCATAATACGCACTGTAGTCCACAGCTTCGACTGCAACATCGTAATCGTAAAGCCACTCATAAAGAGTTCCGTGCTGGTCAATCAAGTAATGCGTCGAGCCGTCTACAAAGTCGCCGTTTTTTCGTTTTATGTACGCAGTATTTGGCACTAACGAAACCTTGACCTTTCCGTTAGAAGCTTTGCTGTCTGATTCATCAATAACATACTTAAAGTAGTCGTCATAAGCATAATTGCTTGCAGGGTAAACCTTGCTTGCTTTTTTGCCGTATGACCTTCTGCTCACAGTATGAGAAGTGGAATAGTACCATGACGAATATCCTTCGACATAAATGAACTTTTTTGATTCTGTGCTTGCCATTTTTGTTATCAATTCAATGTTCCGTTTCATCACACTCATATCAATATACTCATGTAGCGAGTGTTCGTTCCAATACCCAGCCGATATGTTGACAGCAGCAATGCCGAGAGCAGGGGCGATAACCGATATGTCGGAGAACGAACCCCACGATTCTACAAACCCAAAGCCTGTGACAAACTCTGTAAATTCTTCGTTGTCGCAATCATAAAATACTGCGTCGTTATCGCCACGCCTGTCTATCTCGACTATGTAATTTACTTTTGGCTTTATTCCGCTCTTGACAAACGCTCTCGCTCCCAATGCACCAACTTCTTCATCTTCGCAGAATAGTACGTGACATTTAAGCTTGCGGACAATTTCTAAAATCATGTACACTCCCGATCTATCATCACCGCCGATTCCTTCGGGTGACATCATTATGTTTCCACAGGTTGATTTGCAAATGGTCTTGACCGGGGTTTTGTGTACGGTGTCCATGTGTGCTACAAGCAGAACTGGACTTTTACCTTTTGCGTATAGGAATTGTTTGCTCGCCTTTACTCCGCTGTAGCCTATTTTCTTTAGCTCGTTGACAAGGGCATTTTTAAGCTCGCCCTGCGTCATTCTTACAATTTGTTCAAAAGTCATTTCATGCTCCTTTCTCAAGCAACAACTGCTACGCTTACTTCGGCGTAGCAGTGATTGCACAGGCTTCTTTCATCTTCATCATAATTTTCTTCATTGTTTCTAAAATCCTTCTCGCAGATTTCGCAGGTGAAGAAGTTATCACTGTAACATTCATCGCAATAGTCGTCGCCTTCTCCCGAATTTATCATGGTGTCTCGATGAAAAATATCGTTACAACCATAGCAATAGTCATAATCTTCTTCTTTACATCTTTCACAGACAAGGATTTCGTTGCCGTTTGCATTAAAAACCGTCCATGTAGTAGCAACGTATTCATAACAGTCGTCACAACGAGTTACACAGCTCTCACAGTATATCCTGTCATTGATGGTATGGAAGTTATCTTCGTCGCTGATATCAATCATAGAGTCACAAGCAAAACAATATTCAACTTCTTCTTCATCTTCCACTCCTTCGGGACAGTTGCCACATTCAAAAGTATCACAGTGGCTGTATGTCGCTCCGCAGATTAAGCAATGCGGACGACTTCCGATAAGAAGCTCACCGAAGGGGTTGCCAGCCAGCGAAATTGTGTTCCTATAATCATCATAGGTGTAATCGCCATAATGCGTTGAGCCGCTTGCTGTATCATACCAGCCGTCTACATCGTCTTGTTTCTTATAGATTTTCCACAGGTTAGGATATCCCAAGCTTTGTGCCATTGTACTTTGCACTACTTGTCTGTACATTGTCCGCTGTTCTTCATTATAGGTGTCGGGATACAGCCTTGACTGTATCAACACGTCATTGCCATAGTAAAACGCTTGGCGAGTGTGTTTCGGTGCTGCATGATAATCGCTTTCAGTCTTACCGCTGACCGTGTAAAACATCATTGTTACAGAATCGTTCATGTAAGACAGCGTTCCGCTGCGATGGCAACCACGCTTCTCAATACTTTGGCAAGAATCCCAACTGTTACCATGACTCATGGTGAGGTAGTCGCAAGGGTGAACTGACAAGACCGCAGTGTTTGTTAGCACAATCGGAGAGAGCGAATCAGCAAGCGGTGCATATACTTTTTCAAAACCTTTTCGTGATATGCTGCCGTCTGTATTCAGCTCGTCTTTGATTTGGTCTATTCCGAATTTAACAAGGATTTTTCTCATTATCTTGCTACAGGCTTGGTCGTTATTGAACTTCATGCTTATCATGCTTTCAAGATGTTCGGGGTCGCCTGTAAACTTTTGAGTCAGATTTCTCGTAACGTAACAAAGAGCTTCTCTGACTAAAGCTCTTTCGGAAATGTTGTTTTCGTACATCAGGTCATACATATCATTTAAGCAACGGTCTACGTTCTCTCTTGTTACTTTCCTGACTTCTTTGATTGAGTAAACAACCGCCAGTTCATCTTCGTCCCAAAACGGATGATTGCGTAACAAGTTTATCAGCGGAGCTTTCTTTTCCATATATGCTTCGAGATTGGCAGTTATGCCTGATTCATCAAACACAACATCAAACTTATCGAGCGTTCCGACAAACTGCTCTCTGATTTTTTCAAAATTCATAATTCTGTCTCCCTTTCTTGACATTGGCAAGCAGGGGCAGTAAAATAAATTTACCCCTGCTGTTTGCGTAGTGGCTTTCGGTGGTGGTAGAGGCATTGGAAGTCTGCAAACTATCCAATGCCTTGCTCTAACTCAAAACAAAGAGAGTATATGACGTTTGTGCTGTCGCCCGTCTGTACTGTCTTGTTAAGGTTAGCGATTAGCGTATCAATGGTTTTTGGTAATCGTGTTACGTTGCTTCCGTGTTGTAGCGTTGTCGTGAAATGCTCTCGCAGCCCTTCAAATGTTCCTTCATATTCATCTGACGTGTATCGGTCTCTTGCTTTCGCTATCGTATAGGTTTTTGCAAGCTCGCCTTTTGCCTTAACAGCACTCATTGCGTCGAACAGTACCTTGCCATTAAGGGTTGCGGTTTCGATATTATCAACCGCTTTAATGTACAGGTAGCCCCAGCTTGTCTTATCCTCAGGAGAGCCAATCTGTATGTGCTTCTTTGTTCGTTTAAGGACTGTTACGACTTTGTCCTTCATAATGTAGTTGCGATTTTCAACAATCTTTTTCATGTGCTTTCTCCTTTCAGCTTACAAGTGCTTCGGCTTCTGATTCCCACCGCTCACAGAACAGCAGGGACTTGCGACGGTCTTTGAAAACGACTACTTCGATTTCAAACAGTTCGTCGGGTGCGGTGTTTTCAGATTGTACTATCCATGATTCGCAGTTTCCGTGGTCGCCTTTCAATGTCGCCTGTACAAGCATTACATCTTTTGGTTTGATAGGCAAGTATTTTGCAATTTCCTTTTTTAACTGCCAGCGTTGTTTTCTCGTGAACATATTATTCTGTGTCATTGTGTTAGCCCCCTTCATTGTGCGTTGGCTATTGTCGCCAACTGTTTTGAATACTTCAACATTTTTTTACGTGTGAAACTCATTTGTTTCGGAGTGATTTGCTTTCCAGCTAAAATCCATTCTGCCACGCTTGACAGGAATTCGGAATCAAAGCCATTAAAGCCTACGTTGTTGTGGTGCATGGTGTACTGAGCTTGTTGCTCGTCTTTCGTTTGGTACTCGTACAGTTTCAATAGTGACCGCTGTACCATTTTGTCGCTTGTTTCTAATAGTGTTTTGATTTCGTCTTTTGTCCATACTTTCGGAATTGCAGTTGTCATGGTATTTGCCCCCTTCAATTTATATTGTGTAGCCCCCATCTTAAAAGGGGGCTGGCAAGTGTCCGATAAGTCCTTCACGGTCAGAACGTACATCGGGAATTCAGCGACACTTGCCAATGGTGACTCGTACAGGATTTGAACCTGTGATTCAAAGCTGAGAACCTTGCGTCTTTACCACTTGACCAACGAGCCATGTTCGGAGTTTTTATATAGGAACTCCGATAAACCTTTCGCTTATGTAATTAGTATATGCGTTCATATTTCTTGGCGTACTTTCTTCGGCTTCTCTGCCGTCCACCTGCTACGCTCTCGCTGCGTCAGGTTTGGTACGCTACGTTTACCCCCTGCCTTTGATATTCCGCAGAGGGCTGTCTGCTGCCGTCCATTCGGTGCAAGCCAACGGCACTTGGCTCACGCTGCCCTGTTTCCTACAGGTGCGTGTTGTATGCGATACATACAATGTATAGAAACTCGATACAACAATTCGGTTGCTCTTGCCTAATATGTCGGAGATTCATTTTTCAAGGTGGTAGGTATTGCAGCTTTCTGTTTCCGGCTGTGCTGCCCGTGAGCAGTTGCTTGTTTCCCAGCCCGCCCCCCTTCCAACCCGTGGGGCGTGGTGCAAGTTAAATATAACCTACATTCATACTATAGGTAATGCCAATATATGTCAAGGCTATATTTCAATTTTTTTCAAAAAATTTTTCGTGTTTTATGGCGGTAATTTCGCCCTGATTGAGCTTGGTAAATATGTACAACAAAGCGTTGCGGTATCTGTATAATTTGTATACAAATCGAAAATTTCAAGTAGGGGTATATAAAGTTATAGGTGGATTCTAAAATAGCTTAGACGAGCTTATATAGGCTATAACAATATGGTAAATCGCGAAAATCCGAAAAATACCCCAAAAACGCAAAAAAGCCCCTCTGAGAGCGTGTTTTTCTCTCAGAGGGGAATCTTGCTAAAATGCTATGGATTTTGGACTATAAAAGCGTCCTTAAACCCCTTCGCTACCATAGTGGGTAACAGTGTTCTCGCCTGTTCAATCGTGCCTGCTGGGACTCTTGCACGACACCAGCCATCGCCTGTGTGCCTAAATGCGTTGGGATATCCCATACCTCTTATACGTGCAATTTGCTCGTCAATGTACGCAGACCCAACAGGGTTAGATCGAGTTGCAACGCATTGTACGCTCCACGTGCCTTTCGTTGGCTGCGGTGTTGGCGGTGGGGTTGTGACACGTTTTGTGAGCCTTTCAATTATCCAACGTCCTTTCAGGTTTCCGTCTGCAATCCTTAACCATTTCCGCATAACAGTTCCTTCAAGACCTTGCTGTTCTCTGTCTATGTTAAGTCTTGTCGGTCTACTCAATGAAGTGACAACAGTTTTCTGACCGCCGCTGTTGGTAGGTTCTGTCCGAACATTTACGCTCGTTCCGTCAACTTCGATTTGGTAGTTGACAGATACGTTTGGCATTTCTGTCGGTGGTGGTGTTTTTGAGCCGCCCTTAATAAACGCTTCCTGTGCAGCAGCTCTTGACATTGCTCCACGTGCGTTCATCGCAACAGCTCTTTCGTTTGCCAGCTTGCTGACCTTGCGGTTATTTGCCGAAGGTAGCGTTGTTGCGTTGGTTGTACCGCCTGTTGAATTTGAGAAGTATATGCAGTAGTGACCGCCATTCCTTTTCCAGCCCGTTGTTGGTCTGACGTTGCTGTGATTTTGGAATCTTGAACCGGGGCGAGCAGTTCCGATAATCCCACCGTGAGAAAACGGAACTAAGCCAGCAGCAGCCCATACATTCGCTGCAACTTCAATTTCAACATCTTCGCCAATCCAATCGTACTGACGGTTGCCGAACGCTTTTTCATATTCATCAGCGTCTTGCTGGGTCATAGGTGTACTGTCATAATGGTCTGTACGCATACCAGCGTAACTTGACCGCCATATTCTGCCCGACGCTAAGTGTCTAATGCGAAATGAGCCGAGTGCATTTCCCATCAAGTTACTAACGTCTCTATTTGATAAAAGCTGGTTCACCCTTCGCTCACGTCCTTTCTTGTAAGGTGTTCGTCTACTTCTTTACTTATTTCAAACGCACCAATGGAAGCAAGCCATACTACGAATCCGTTGACTATTGCAAGGAATATGTGAGCTACAGAATAATCGCCTTGATGTATAAGCAGTATAACTGCCAGCAGCATTGAGGTAATAAAGGCAATAGTTTTCGGAGCTACCTTATATCTATACCTTCTCGCAAGAAGTTTGATTCCTTGCGTCAGCGTTGTTACGGCTGTTGTAGCACCACCTGCAGTTAATAGCATTTCAATCGTAATCATTTCCATCAGTTTTCACCACCCTCCTTATCATCAGATGATGTGGCTGCACTATTTTTTCCACCCATAATGCTACGCATTATATCCTCTACTTTTTTGTACTGGTCGGGCTTTGAAGTTACGTGCTTTAGGGCATTAGCTTTGTCAACGGCTTTTTTTATTTTGCCGTTTTCTTCACCGTGCAAACAAGCCTTGTAAATCTTATACAAATCCTCAAGGTCGTCCTGTTCTTTGAACGTAATGCTTTCTTCACCGACATAACGGTTTGACAGGTACTGTATTTTGTCTTGATAAAGTCCTCGTGTAGCTGTGATTAAGTCGTCGAGAGCTTTGTTAATATCGTCAATCATTTTAAGAATCTCGCTGATTTGTTTAACGATATCTTCTTCTGACCGTTCGCTCCTATCTTCCTTCCGTTCTTCCTTCTTGTGCCGATGTTTGATTTTTTCAAGCCATATTTGACCGAACATTGCAAGAGCCGCACCGATTACTCCTGTAATTGTGCCACTTGCAATTAGTAGCAATATCAGCTCCTTTGCTGTTAACTGAACTTCCATGACGGTGATTACCTTTCTTCATTCAAAACCCTTTGCGATTCCGCAAGCACTGACTCGACTTCATCTTCAAAAGATGTTGTGCCAATCTGTGTTATTACGTTATGCTGCTTACGGATAATGATTGCCTGTTTTTCGACAATTTGAGTTAACTCCTCTACAACCTCAACATTATTCATTCGCTGTCAATTCTGCGATTCTTGCTTCTACGATAGCAAGCCTTTCCCTGTTTTCCTCACGTGTAGATTTTACTGTGATGTCTGAGGAAGTTTCGCCCATAACGTGAACAGTGTGCATTATGCTTTCATCGAGCGTTTCAATCCTGTCAAGCTGCTCATGGAACTCTTTGTTTTCCTCTTTGTTATGAGTGAGCAACATCGCACCTAATAAATGTTCGATGTGTGCTACCGCTTCTCCGAGTGATTGAAAAAGCAAGTCTTTAAGAGCATTACGCTCCGCTTCCAGTTCGTGCAGTTCATGTTCTGTCGCTTCTTTGTTTTTAGCCATGATATTCATTTCCTTTCAAATCGTTTTTTGATTAAATCCCTTATGCCAAGCTTGTTTGGTCTTGTCATTCTTATAAGCACTTCTACAGCTGCAACACATATAGCAGTTAATAAAACCGCAAGACCGCTGGCTGCTGCCAGTAAAGTTAGTATAGCTCTCATTGCCACCCCTTTATCGGATGTGCCTTGAATAATCGAGCGAACAGCATATCCATGTTATACATCGTTCTCGCAGAATCCATGTGTCCGATATAACCTCGCCATGACATATATCCGCTGCGGATTTCCGCAAGTGTCATTTCGCCTTTGTCGTATAGTTTCTTAAACGTATGCAGCTTTTGACGTTGCCGAGTTATGCTTTTCCTTCCGGGTCTGACTACAATCTTTCCTGTTTCCGTTAATGAAAACTTGGCTTTCATAAACACGAACCCTTGCGAGAGCTTAATTACATTTGTTTTGTGCGGCATTACGGTTACACCGTGTTTTTCGTAAACTGGCTTCAATGCTTCTACCGTTTCGTTTGCCGTGTCCTTTTGTCCGAAAAAGAACGCATTATCGTCCATGTATGGTACAAACATTATCCGCATAACTTCTTTGATGTAATGATGTATTGCATTAGTGTACGTTATTGCACCGACTTGGCTTGACTCGCTGCCTAACCCCAAGCTTTCATCACCAAAGGCTTTGACAAATAGCTTTGCAAGCCTGTACAGTCTTTCGTCCTCGCCAAAGGCTTTGAAATAGATATCGAGTAATGGTTTATGCTGTATGTTGCCGAAGTAGTTTGAGTAATCTATTAGCAGTACATAGCCTTCTCGTCCATATTTTCTATAATGTCTTTCAAGATGTACCTTGATACGCTTAAACGCAAAGTGTATGCCTTTTCCTTTAACCGAAGCACCATTATCATAAATGAGCGTTCTGAGCAGGTGCGGAGCGAGTGCGTTGTTGCAAAACGATTTCTGTATAACTCGCTCTGTGATGTGAACGCTTTGGATATGCCGTTTCTTGCCACGTTCTACCGTGTAGAAGTTGTAAAACCCTTTTCTGATATCCTTCTTGGCAAGCAGGTCTTTTCGTGTTTGCAAGATACGTCGCAAGTAATTCATGTTATACCGCTGTACACTTGCTTTCCAATTTACCCCTTTACAAGATAGTTTCATTGCTTTGTAAAGATTATCTAAGTCTGCTACCGACTCGTAATTAAAGCATTTAAGCAGTTCTTGCCGTTTCGCTTCTCGTTTTTCTTTTCGCCGCTGATAGCGACCAGCACGACGCTCTGAGCTTGTCATATTCTTGCACCCTGCACGGACTTATTATAGTGAGGTGTTCTATCCGTTTAGTAAGACCGAGCATGAAACACAGTAAACCTCATTCCGTGCCATGCAAGAAGCGTTCGCTCGCTTACGTCAGAGTGCTTATTTACCCTTTCGGGAAGGTCACCAGCTCCTTCCATAAAGGTACTGCTTTCTGTCGGTAAACGACGTACTCGGTCTGACCGCAATAAATATGGAATCCGAAGGACACTCGAATCGTCGTGTTGGAAGCGTTGTTGTTGTTGACATTCCCCTCCGTGTTCACATTCACGAAGTTGGTGGAATTGTCACGATTAGCGGACGCACACCACCAGTGAGTATTTACAGCCGATAACCTATATCAGTCCCCTTGAGGACTTAATACTTTGTTGTTTTTTCGCCACGCTTTAAGTAGAGTGACTTGCTTGATAATTTTCTCTCCAAGAATTTCGAACTGACTTATTTTCACGTTATCGAGAGTATCAATCAGCCATTGAATATGCTGTATCATTTGTTCGCATTTTATGATTGCATTTGTCTGATGTGCATACCGTTTTTCGAGGTCTTTTTCATTCTGCGGATAGATGGTGTTTGCTGCCGTTACTTCTTCCATCATTTCCCTTGCGAGAGCAATGCCGGGATATCTAAATACAAAACTATATCGCTTCGGAACGTGCTTCTCGCTCATTAAGTAACTGGTAAACTCTGCACGGATTTCTTTGCCGTTTTTATAGAACTCCAAATCACTCAGGGTACGCTTTCTTGCAATTACACTCATAGTTAAAACCTCCGTGCAGCACAGGGCTGCACGATTTTAGACTCTCAGATAACGGAAGCCGAAGGACACTCGAATCGTCGTGAGGGAAGCGGTGGTGCTGTTGACAAACCCCTCCGCGCTCACACTCACGAAGTTGGTGGAATAGTCACGATAAGCGGACGCACACCACCAGTGAGTCGGTACGCCGTCCTTACCTGCTTTCTTACATCTTTTTGAGTTGTTTGCGAATATCGGGTATTGCACTAAGCCCCCTTCATATCCTTCAGTAGCCCAAAAGTTGTTGCCAGCTACTTCAAACTCGAAAGGAATCCAAAGCCCTTCAAGGTTTACTAAATCCCAGCTATTATCATTTACAAGTAGCTGCCCTGCTGTGTACCTGCGTGGTATTCTGAGTCTTTTTGGTCTGATAAACTCACGTAACGAAGCGGGCAGCTTGTCCAGTACACCTGTGGTTCTGTAGTCGGCAGATACTAATGTCGGAGTAGCTGCTGCTACACTAACAACGTTCTTCTGTTTTGAGTTAAGCCACGCTTCTCCTTCACTTGCAAGCCACGGAGAAGAACTGACAGTCGTTCCGTTATTGAAATTCACTCGGTTCATTGTCCTTGTCGTAGGGTGGCAATCTCTCGTAATGAAGTCTATATGGTCGTCTACTAATTGAGGGTCACCAAAACCCTTATATGTGTTTATGCCAGCGATTTCAATTTCATAAACCACACCATCAGTCGCCACTACAGGAACAAAGTCGCCGACGTTAAGGTTATCAAAATTTCTGTCTTGCACACGTGCATTGAGCCAATGCCAAATTGTCGGGTATGCACTTTGGTTTGCTTCCAGTAAATAAAGAGCCGTTAAGTCTTTGCCTTCGTACAGGCGGTTTGCCATTTCGATTGCAGGTAAACCTTTGTCCAGCACGTCAAAATTTTCGTTCAACGGAGTTGTCCAATCGGGTGTACCCTTCGGTATTCTTTGCAGTTGCATTTCAAGTCCTCCTAATTTAATGTTAATACTAATGACTTATTGCTGTCTGTTGCGATAAACGCAAACATATTCTCGACGATCTGAATTACTGTCGTATTGTTCGCATACTCCGCTATGGTTTTGACGTTTATCGTTTCGCCTGATATTTCAAAGTCGGCAGGTATACTTTTCAAGCTTCCACCGCCAGCATTTGTCATTCCAGCGTTTGCCAAGCCTGCTGCGTCTGTTGTGGAGTAAAGAGTGCATACAGGGAAGCGTTTTGCCGAATAGGTTACAGAACCGATGTTTTCGGAAGGCACACGTGACTCAAGTTTCTGTATCATCAGGAGAAGCCTGCTTGCAGCTTCTTCGTCCAGTATGTCCTTTATAGTTTCTATCCACTCGGTAACGTCTGTTGTCGTTTCATCTTTCCATGTGCCAATATCGTCAATAATCGAAACCTTGTAGTCATTTAACCATTCGACAAACTTGTTATACTCGGCAGTTGCGTCACTTTGAGCACGTCCGAAGAAAACCCACCATGCGTCTATCAACTGTTGTGTAGGTATTCCTGTTACTCCGTCACGCATGACTCCGCATAATGCTTCATTAAGTCTTATGTCCGTTATATGCTCTGCTGTTATTTCGAGAGTTCCGGGTGGCACTCTTATGTCCCATATTCCTATCTCGATTCCGTTTTCGTTGCGTTCAAGCTCTATAGGCTGCGGATTATTTGACGGTACACCATCATAAATTGCAGGGAAAATATCTCCGAGCAAAACATCATAACGGATAACGATTCTATCTATTCGTGTATTAACAGGGTGCGGTATTGTTATCGGAATTTCGATGTCTTTAAGATTTGCAAACACCGTTCCCTTAAATCGCTCGATTCTCAGCCATGCAAGACCGGGCGAAAGGTTTACCTTCAATCCACCTGCAGGTGTGCAAATAAGGTCAACATCACTCGAAAACACGCCATGTGTGCGTGTTGACAAATAAGCTGCTGGGTATTTCATCGTATACCAGCGGTTATCAAGCGGATAACTTATCTGATTTCTGTCGTCTGCCATTTCGGGAGACCAATCGTGACTGTCCGTTAATGCTCTATAGGGTCTCATATCTTCAACCTCATTTCGTCATAGATTGTTATTTTCGGTTCTCCGAAAGTAACATTTAGTGTACACACGTTATTTTCTGTTACTTCGGTGTATGCCATTACTCTTACGTCAAGCACGACACCGAGTTTTTTTGATATAACCTTAACTGTATCTCCGATATAATATTTCGACTCTACTCCGAACGAAGCGTGGTCTACCTTTGCCGTAAAGGATTGTTTTCTGTTATGCTCGTTCAGTTTTTCAAGACCCTTGTTTCTTAACCGCTGCCTATAGTTTGCAATAGTATCTTCATCTTGTCTTTCGTTACGAGCGTCTACATAAAGCTCATGGCGGTTATTTCCAGTAGCCGTTCCTATAACTTCAACAATTCTGTCTGCACCTTCGCCTTCGCCAGCGATGTACGCTACGTTCTTAAAAACAGATATATCGTCCGAATACTTAATATCTTCGAGATTTCCAAAATCTTCTCTGAATACAACCTTGCTTGTCAGGTCACGTCCTTTGTAAACGCAGTACAAATCACGGATAACCTTTGTGGTATTGTTGCGGTCAAACTTCATGTATTGACCGAATCCAGTTGCAGCACATATATCTTCGAGCGTTCCTAAAACCTCGCCCCATGTATGTTGACTTCTATGCTGTTCGGTAAGCCCTGTGTTCGCTTCTGTAGCAAGTAAGGCAAGACCTCTCATGTTGTTATTAACTATCGCTTTCATTCCCTGTTCAGCATTTACAATGTTTGCTGTGGGGGTAACTATACGTTGTTCAAGCCTGCAAAGTGTTGTGTGACCGTGAGCCGTTATAACTCCGTTATCGGATTCTATAAAGACGATTATCATAGCAGTTCGCTTGCCACGCTGCCACAGTCTATGACCCACCTTCAAAAGTCTTGCGATATTTTCATTATCACCTGCTACAATGGTGAAGTTTCCGCTTTCGTGGTAGTGTTCATTCCAAACAGACGATAGGTAACTATCAATTATCCCAAGACGTGTATACGCTTCATTGAATACGTGATACTCCATTACCAAACCCCACTGTAGCCATCGTTATAGCTTACCCAGCAATCCATTCCAGCGTGATTACTTTCAGCCATATCTTGCAAAATATTGTCGCCAACTTTAAGGAAGAACGGTGTGGAATCAAGTTCAAATTGTTCAAAAATGTCTGTTTCAGTTTCTCCGATTGTAGATACAACCGTCATGGGCGATACCGTCATATCAACTGTGATAAACTCTCCCAGCTCCATCGTTCTGTTTATCTTAATAAACTCACGTGTTTCTACATTTATAACCTGTGGGTCTACTACATCAGGAACGTGTGCAACGAATATCAAGACGAATCTAACGGGAACATTGCCTTTATTCTCAGCATTTGCCGACATTCCCTTTAGTCGTTCTCCAAAAATGTGCGGTGTGCCATAATTGACAGGAAACTTAAACGAAGCAGAACTGCCCGACAAGACAACTTTCTTTCCACTTTTTGATAGCCAGTAAGGGTACGCTACTCTGACGGTCAGGTGGAATTTTGCGTTGTTCTGCTTATTTTCAACAGCAGGTAATGAGTTCGGATATACCCTCAGTTTCCACTCGTCATTGTAGATTAAGTGACCGGGTACTGTCGGTGCAAACACATCATGCAGGTGCTTTTTGCGATATTTCGTTTCGCCTAAAATCGTGCCTTGAATCGGTATCGTATACGGCTTGGGTGCTTGTCCGTGAACCTCTGCCCCTATGCGACCTATACCTTGCGTTTCAATAAGCTCAATCGGTACGCTCGATAAATCAAGTGGTGCTGCTACATATCCTGTTTCCCCTGTAAAAAGGATTGATTTTCCATTATCTGAAACGTATTCAAGTTTGCTTGGTGTCATTCTTATCATTTAAGCCACCTTGCCCTCTCAAACACTGCTTGTGCTGCCGACATTTGCTCGTATGGAGAATGTCTTGACCCTTCAATCGTTAGGTAATAGTTATTTCCACCAGCACCAGCCATCGCAAGCTGTGGTTCTCTCCCTGAGAAGTCATTGCTTTCGTAATCGGCAGACAGCAGTTCGCTTACTGTTTCTTTAACCATTGCAAATGTGGATTCAACGCCATCGGCATAACCTTCACCTGTCATTCTTCCGAAATACTTGAACAACCCTGACGGCGACGAGATTTCAAGCTTTGCCTTTGCAGCTTCCGCTACAGCACTTGCCATCTTCTTTGCTGCTGCCACTGCTGCACCTTCGGACTTTTCAATGCCTTCTTTCAAGCCCTGTCCTGTCATTCGTCCAAAGTTATTGAATTTCTTTGACGGTGAACCGATATCAAGCTCCACTTTCGCTGCTGCGGTTACTGCTGCTGCCATATTCTTCGCAGCAGCTACTGCCGCCGCTTCGGACGCTTTTATACCTTCTGCCATGCCTTCGCCGACATTGTTTCCAAACACAACAAATAACGCCTTATCCATTGCGGTTTTGCAAGTATCTAATACTGAGGTTGCAAGGTTTTGAATTGCCGTTAAGACAACATCAACCTTGTCTGTTATACCTTTTCCATATCCTTCCGATGAAGCTTCGCCAACTGTCACAAACTCCTTCGCAGGGGAAGCCATGCCGATGATTTTCTTTAACGCTTGAATCGTATCATCGCCCAGCCCTTGTGCTGCAAGTTCTGCTTCGTAAGTTTTTTCATCAATACCCATTGCAAAGGATAGTGACACATTACCGCCAGCAAAATCAAACTGTGCTGCGTCTATAGCAGTTTGCAGAGCATTAGCCGAGCTTTCAGCCAATCCTCTTGCAGCCTGTGCAACATCCGTGTCTACACCAAGAGAGTTTGCAAGGGCTTGTACTGCTACATCGCCACCGTTAGCAAACGTATCACTCAGTTCCATTATTTTTTCAGAACCACCGTCTACGATAGCTTGAACGTAAGCTGCCGAACTCGGACCGGCAGAGCGTAATGTTTCGAGAAGTCCATCGTCTATACCCATCGCTGAGAGTGCTGCTATGTTCTCGCTCCAATCAGCAACGACCTTTTGGTTGTGTTCAAGGTTTTTCTGCATATCGTCAATAGACAGCTTTGACTTTGTGGATATTTGAGCAAACATATCCGTTGCTGCACCAGCGAGGGTATCGTATTCACTCGCCATCATTTCTAATGCTTTAATTTGTGCTGCTGCTAATTCTTCGACAACTATCCTTGCACGTTCAGCACTACGCTCACTTTCGTCTGCAAAGCTGCATATAGCTTCTTCCGCTTCGAGCATACTGTCTGCGATTCGCTCTCCAAGGTTTTCAAAGCTCTCGCCAAGAACGTCATGTTGTCCGTCAAGTTCTTCCCATGCAGCATAAGTGCTATTGATAGTGAGCCTTACTTCTTCCATCTGTTCTTCTAAGGCTTTTTTCTCAGCACGGTTTGCGTAATCGCCTTCCTCTATGCGTTTTTGGATTTCGTTGTACTTTTCCCATGCTTCACGGTTAGCAATTACCTGACGCTCACGTTCTTCTTCGACTATAAGCTGTTCACGTGCAACTTCAACCATACGCTCACGCATAGCTTCCATGCGAGCTTCATCTGCTAAAGCACTTATTCTGCGGTGGATTGATTCTATATTAGTTTCAAGTTCTCCTGTCTGTTGGTTAATCACGGCAACCGTTTCACCCATATTGTCATTCAACGCTTGGACGTAAGTGGCAAGCTGGGCTTTTTGTTCGGCTGATTTGTTCTCAATTTTGTTAAGTTCTTCAATCCGTGCAAGCAGATTTTTCGATACCTGAATCTCTGCTTCCATTGCAGTAGAGTTTTGCTGATGTGCATTTGCACTATCACGGACAGCCCCAGCTACTCTTTCTGCTGATTCTGCGTTTTTTTCACGTGCAGCCACAAGCCGTTCTGTTTCCTCTCGAACAGCTTTAGCTTCTGCCGTTTCCCTGTTAAACCACATTATCAAAGCGACTATTACTGCAATCAGGGCGATTATCCCTGCAACGATTATTCCAATAGGATTAGCCATCATTGCAGCGTTCCACAACCATTGTGCAGCGGTTACGAAGCCGATCTGTTTTGTTACTAATGCTGCTATAATTGCTTTTGCACTTAACGCACCACTACTGCCGAGAACTGCAAGTGTTTCAGCTGCGGTTGCTTTTGTTCCAGCAGCGGTTATGAGGTTGCCAGCCGTGTCTATTGTCATTTTCGCTTTCTTTGCAGCAGTTTGAACAGCAAGGGTAAGCGAATTTTTAGACAACGCTGCCGTAAACATATCCTGTGCAAGAGCTGTCGTTTTAACCGCTACTGCCATGTTCTTAAAAGCAATGTTCGCAGCTTGGATTTTTGCACCGATAGATAATGCTACTGTCATTCCAATAATGCCAGCCGTGGCGACACCGACGACCTTGATTACTCCATCAAGGTTACTTATCAGCCACGAAAGAGCTTGCGTTGCTCCATCTACAGCCTTTTTTATCGGTTCTTGGAATTTTTGAAATATTGAAATGCCAGCGTCAGTTAGTTCGTTCTTAAACCGAGTAACTGACCCAGCAAGATTGTCTTGTTGAATTGCTGCCATGCCTGCAGCTTGTCCGAGTCCAGCATAATTATCACTCGCTCCTGATAACTCGGTGCTGAGTGCCATAATATTTACTATGCCTTCGTTGGCTATCATGTTCCAGCCTTTTTGTGCTACGGTATCAAATATTACATTTTCGTAATGTGACTTCTGTGCGTCTGTTTTACCTGCAAGAGCTGTTTCGAGGTCTTGCATAATCTCAAACATATCACGGCTTGCACCGTTAGCGTCATACAAGCTTATTTCTAATTCCTCAAGAGCGTCTGCTGCTGCTCCTGTAGGTGTCGAGAGGTTTGCCAGTACGGCACGGAGCGATGTACCTGCTGCACTACCCTTCAAGCCAGCTTCGGACATCGCTACAAGTATTGCGTTCATATCGTCCATTGATAATCCAGCGTTCGCTGCTGCACCAGCAGCATTGACGTATGCCGAAGCTACGTTATCAAGGCTCATGTTTGTTTTAGTCGTTGCAAAAGCAAGAGAATCCATAACTTGCTGAGATACGTCTGCTTCATAACCAAAGGTTTTCATCGCTGCCGACGTGAAGTCAAACGTGGTTCTCAGGTCTGTGTTCGTACCGATTGCAAGGTTCGTTCCGTGTTCCATTTGTTGTAAAACTAAGTTAAGGTCACCGCCCTGCTCAACAAGGTCTTGAACGCTACGAGCCAAGTCCATCATAGAAGCACCCGACTCTTTAGACACGCTACGGACGGCACTTTCAAGGCGTTTCATTTCATCGGCATTATACCCTGTCAGTGCAGCGACATTTGACATTTCTTTTTCAAAGTCCATGCCTACTTTTGTTGCAAAACCACCGACAGCTAAAAGGGCAGCACCACCCCATTTGCTGAATTTCGTAAGTGCTTTAATAGCACCATCAGTTCCTTGGTTGATGGAGCTATCTATAGTTTTACCAAAGCCCTTTGCGTGTGCTTCTGCTTCGCTAAGACCTTTATCAAAATCGGTTTTATTTACACCAATCCTTGCAAAGATTGAAAACAGTTCCATTATTCTTCACCATTAGCGATATCCTCAAACACCTTGAACACGTCCTCGTCCTCTACCATCTTGGTATGAACAGGGTCTTTTGGCTTTTTCAAGTCAAGGTATCTTGGCAGTTTTTCGCCATCTTTAACAGACCGCCACGCTGCATACCGAGCCATATCAGCCATGTAGTTGTCTTTGATTGTTTCGTGTTCAAACTTTGCTATCAGATAATGAACCAATGCGTTAATCGGCATTGGGGTTACTTCTGCTATGTAGCGGATTGCGGTTCTCTCGCCAATCGCTTCAACTGCGGAAAAAAACGGACAAGTACCTCACTTGACAGGGTTTCCTGTATCATATCTACGATTTCAAAGATACCCTTTTCTTCTTCAAGGGCTTCGGGGGTTGTTCCGTAAAGTCCAGCGAGAATTTTCAGCACACCATCGTATTGCTCTACAAGAGCAACATCAATGATTTCTGAGATGAGGTCAACACCGTTTTGTGCAGCTTCCTGTTCGGCTTCTTCCAACGCTTCGCTTGCTTCAAGCTGTAGCTTTTTGGATTCTTCCTTTGCTTCATCGCTACCACCAACGGCATTTTCCATCGCAATAGAAGCAGCAAGACGAGCGGCTTTCGCCGCTTTCGCCTTTTCGCCGCCTGTTCTCTTTTGCTCAACCCATTTCACAACAGCAAGCAGAGCTTTGATGTGAGGGGTTATCGTAAGCAGAATTTCTCTCTGCCTTTTCAATTTACAATCGAGAAAATACATAATGACTCCTTATCCAGCAGGTGGTGTCTGTGTGCCACCCTCTGACGAACCGTTTGCGTTAAAGAAGTACGCTCTCAGCGGAGCATATCCTTTTTGGATATCTTCAAGGTCTTTCAAGTGTCCTGCAAATTCAACGGCAACTGTGCCTTCACCGCCACTTGTTGATGTGACTGTGAACCCGCTTGTATTCAATGCACCGTCAAGACGGAATGCGAGAATACCGCCGTCAATTCTTGCAGCAGCCCATGTAAGAGTTTCCTCAAAGTGTTTCGGCAGAAGTGTTGAGCCGAACATGATTGCACCTGTCGCTGGGTCAATATGTGCTGTCGAGATAACTTTCTGAATGTTATCTTTTGTGATTTCTTTGATAGTCGTGGACATCTTTGCAGATTCCCAGCCATCTTGTACTGTTGAGCCTGCAATCGGAGCAGGCAGGTCGTCAACTTCGATTTGACGAATCTTCGGAACGAGAGCTGTTGTTACGCCGCCTGTAGTTGCACCGAGAGCTTTACCTGCTTCTTGTGCAGCTTTTAACTTGGCTGCAAACTGCTGCATTGTTGTGTTTTTCGTAACTGATTCCCAATCAATTCCAAAATACAATGCACCTGCACCTGTAACCATGTTTTCAAACGATTTTTCCGATAAACCTGACGGTCTAAACCCTTGAGTTGTTGTTGCTGGCATTTCTATTTTCCTCCTATAGTATTTTCATAGGCTTCTACTTTACCTTCCAAGTACGCAAGGTGCTGTTCAGCCGATACCGAGCATAATTCAATGGCTCGGTCAAAGTTTGATTCTAAGATTATTCGTTGCCCTTCGTTGGTTATCATAGGGCATATTTCATTTTTCAGTCCGTGTAGGATTTCAAGTAGTTCTTTGTTCATAGCATATATCCTCTTGCTATCAGGTTAAGCATACCCCTAACAATCGTGGGGTCGTCAGGGTCGCCTTGAGGGTACGTTACGAATGGCGTTCCTCGCATTAACCATATCGCACCTTCATTGTTGTCCAGCGTAAGCACAACTCCTTCTTCGCCTATCATTTCTGCTATCTGTTCAACAACAGCGTTTACGACAGGGAATTGACCGGGGTTCGTTGCTTTGTCCCAAACAGTCACATTAAATAAAGCGTTTTCGGAATACGCAGGTCTTACAACTGGATAAACGATGTACGGTAATGGTGGCGGTTGCCACGTAGACCCCTTCTTTACTACAGCATACCCTTCTTGATACGCAGGTACGGCACTGTTCTTTGAAAATGGGTTCTTAAACTGCTCCCAAAACTCCTTGTATGTTATAAACAGTTTATTCATTGATTAACCCCATTATTCTCGCCTGTGTCGCTCTCTACGTCTCCCCTGTTGATAGTTTGTGATACCCAAGTAGAAACTTGTGTATCGGCTTGTAGGGGGCTCGTGAGCGGTGTTCCGATTAACCTGAAAAACGTACCGTCGCTGACACGTCTTACAATAGTGTTCGGTTCAAGCTTTAAGGACGAATCACACGCAAACCTGCCGACTGTGGCTACTCCTTGTGCTGCTGCTATCAGGGCTGACCCCGATTGCTGCTGTTTGAATATTCCCACTATCCCTTCGCCATCTTCGAGTACACTTATCGGTGCGTCCCACGGTGGAGGAAATGGGGATTCTTTTTCAACAAGCTTTTGCACAAAAAAAGGTTCATAATATGATTCTAATGCCATGACTCTCTCCTACAGCGACTTTATCAGTTCAGATTCCCACATTTTACGCCAACTGCTATTTAAGCGTGTCGCAAAAACCTGTTCCCAGCCAATCGGTGAGCCGTCCTTGTTGGTTGCGTTGGTTTTTGTATAAAAACCTACAACCGATTCAGATACTACCGTGGTTGGTTTTCCAGCAGGGGAGTCGAACCAAGTCAAGATGTCGTCGCATAAGCTAATGAAGTCCTTTGGAAACGCAAGTTGCCATACCGAGCCTGTGAACGATTCATCGCTTACAGGGATTTCTTCGTCAGTTCCGTTTATGAGTTTGCACTGAGTACCATCTATCTTCAACTTGAAAATTCCGTTATTCAGCTTACTGCCTGTTATGGCAATCCACCCATTATTCAGATACGACTCAGTAAGCCCGATTACCCCGTCTTTGATAACAAAGTCTCCATGCTCTACGCACATTTCAAATGCGTTTCTGAGTTTTCTGACTACTATTAGTATCGCTTCATTGACTTTCATTTTGTTCACCAGCTTTCCGTGAACGGGGCGGCAATTAACCGCCCCTGCTTGCTTCGATTACAGCCCAAATCATATCGCCACGTTCCCTTTTGTTTTTTGCCGTAGAAACGTCTACGTTATGCTTTTTAGCAAGCTCTATTTGCGAGTCTGCGTTTAAGGCTCGCAACGCACCTTGCGTGAGGGCTTTGCCAGCGTTTGACGTTGATATGGGTTTGTCTGTTTTGGTTTCTGCTTTTACAACTTCGGCTTCCTTGTCGTAAGGCTTGTAGCCGTTTGCTGAATACATTTCCACATCTTCGTCTCTGACTTTTATAACCCTGTTAAGGCGTTTCATCATTTTCATTATGAAACTCCTATACAGACTTTGTTACAAAGTCAATCGCTGCTGCTCTTTCGTTGAGAATGAATACATCTTCAAAGCTTTCCTCGAAGTATACCCACTTACCGTCTGACATTGCAGCAGGTGGTGAAAGCTGGGAGAACGCATAGCTGACAGGTGTGAATACGGCTTTCGGGTGAATGAGAGCCATTTGAATTACATCAGCGGCTGCAAGCGGTGCTGCACCTACTGTGAAGTCAAACTCTGTACGCATAATGCTGTCGGGAACTTTGTTGATTTCCACTTCATCAATGCGTGAGATTTCACGTGTAAGCTGGGTTCTGCCGTCTTTCAGATCTATTTGACGCTGAATGTTTCTTGCGTTCTTGATATACGTGTTGACTTGCGGAGTGACATAAAGCAAGCGTCCGCTTTCGGGTACGTTTGCGTTATCCATTTTCTCCATCATTGCGTCGAGAACCGAGAGAACATTATCCTCGCTGAGTGTCGCACCCGAGCGTGGAGTATTGCCGAGTTCTTCCCAATCTGCGATGATTTTGGAAATACAGTATCTATCCATTTCGGGGAACTTTTGTTCTTCGTTAAACACTCTCGTAATGTTTTGGATTGACGCTACCAAGTTGGTTTGGTCAATGTCCAGCGGATGAACGAGCGTGTCCCACTTACGATGATTCGTAAGGGCTTTGGGCTCCCATTCGTTTGAGAAGTTTCTGCGTTTTTCGCCGATAACGTCACGTGAGCCGTCAACACGTCCTGTGGTCGAAAGTACAGGTATCTCAATGGTTTTTGCATTGATTACCTTGTAAATGCTGTTGTTCGGTGTCTGATAGAGCTTTCCGAAGTGAAGCACGTAAGGGAATGCGTTTGCTAATGCTTTTGCGTATTGTACTGCATAATTTAATGCGTCCATGTTAAAATCTCCTTAATTATTTTTGTTCCGGGGCAGGTCTGACTCCTGTAAATTCAAAATTGAACTCAGGCTCGCCGCCACCTACGTTGCCCTGCGAGTTTCCAACATCTGCTCCGACAGTTTGCATTGTGCCGAAAAATGTTGCGTGAACAGGGTCTGCCTTTATGTTCTCTACGAACTTGTCTAAGTTGGAGAATTTGCCATCATCGCCTTTTGCCAGTTGCTCCCTGTCATACCCTGCTTTAAGGAATAACGGAATCGCAGCTTTGCTGTAACCTGCTGTTTCCAACGCTGAACTGACCGCTGAATCCATCGCATTATTTGTGCGTTCTGTTTCGTGTTCGGTCTTGGTTGTTTCGAGAGCGTCGGTGGCTGCTTTGAGTTCTGTGGCATAGGTTTCCTTTGCCTTGTCAAATTCTTCTTGAAGCTTGTTAAGCTTGATTTCTGTTTCAGAGTCGTTACCCTTCGCAGCCAGCTTTTCTTCATACTGAGCTTTGACAGTTTCAAGGTTTTTCTTTGCGGTTTCTGCCGCTTCCTTTGCCTGCTCTGTAGCAGCAGCGGTTTTTGATTTTTCTGTTTCGATTCCAACGCCATGTGCGTTCATAATCGAATCAACGATTGTGTCTAATCCTTCAAGGTCACTTGGAAACAATGATTTCAAAAAAGCTCTGGTCATAATGATTCCCCTTTCAAATTACGCTGTTTTACGTCAGTTGCTTTGACTTATTGCCGCTTCTTTTACGCCTTTGCGGTAGGCATTGTTGTTGTATTGTCTATGCCTTTTACGTCTGCATAGTTGACTTAACAAAAGAGAGCCGTTACCTTTTTAGGTTTCGGCTCTCTTGGTGCTCTAATTTCTATCTTAACTTTTTGCTTGCAGTGACGGCACTGTACATATAAATTGCCTTTGTCGTCACGCTCTGCGATGATTTTCTGTCCTCCGTGGCAGGTACAAGTTACCTTCTCCATGATTTTACACGCTCCCAACAGACTTGTCAACACTTTTGGTGTTTATTTATGTTTTACGCACGATAAAAGCCACGTATGCTTTCTAAGGCGATTCGTAGCATTGTTTTGTATGTTGTGGTATAGGTAAGGTGCGGAAGTGCTTATATACGATTATATGGGCTTTTAGAATCCGCTGCCGAGTGTGTCTTGGCATATCTGCTTGTATGTCTCTGTATGCTTGAATATAGAGTTTTCCATAAACGGTCTTGCCGGAACATAGCGAGTTCCGCAGTTGACGTAAATTGCATAGTTGACTGAGTTGCCGACAATTACTTCATCGCTACCAACTCTGTAACCGCTTCCACCACGCAAGCGTCCTTTTCGCACATATCCGCTTTTTGCCGGGGGCTGATTGTAGATAAGGCTGTCCATTTCGTCAACAACAATCTCGTTCTGCTTCAATCCGATTGCTGTAAGGCATTTTGTCATATTGCTATTGAACTGTGCCTGTACTGCTGCCTTATTGCTCACAAATTCTGTACTCATGTTAATACACCAACTCTCCGCATATAACCTCTGCTATTTCGTCTGCTTCTCTACCGCAATCATCGCATACTTTCATAATTATCTCCATGAAAAAACCGCCAGCGAGGGCGGTTTGTCTTTACGATTTTGTATACTCGCTTGTTATCCCCTGTTCGCTAAGTAGCGTCATTCTGCTCTGAGATAACGAAACTATTGTGTACCTGCTTACCGAATCATCGTCTGTATACGTCACTTCAAGGAACTGGACAGATATGCCTGATACTAAATCATCTTCGGTAAGGACTTTCCAGCGTATTGAATCTTTGTCTCCATCGTTCCAGTATATTGTGCCTGTACCGTTGCCTTTGAACTCGTATTCGAGATTTCCGTTTCTGTGCCAACTGCCTTGCATAAATTTACTCGCTTCGTCTGTTTCTTCGCAGCCGACAAGGACAATCGCAAGAGTTGCTATAACCAGCGTGAGAATGAGAAGCTTAATTATTTTCATGGCTAATCCCCCTTCTTTTATCGGTCTATAATACAAGGCTTTAGCGTAGCTTGTCAACAGTCTATGGTTTTTCTCCATGTTCACGGCGTACCGCTGTCAGTTCTTTTTCGTACTCTCCGAACCTGCGTGCAATATCGCTTGGTGCATTTGGCTTTAGTTCATAACCACCTGTGCTTTTGGGAACAACCCATTTTTCCCATTCGCTTTTCGATAATGTTCTTTCCACCATCAAATGAGTCCCCTTCTTCTATAATCTTCTTCTGTGAATGTGGATATAGGTCTTTTCCATTCGTCCATGATTGCAATGCTTACTGAGTTTGCGTTTTCTCCATTTATAAGCCAATCAGCAAAAGCTTCTGCAAAGGCTTCGTTATTGTTTTCTCTTGCATAGTCAGATATATCTGCTGTCCATGATAGAGTATCGTACCAGCTTTGTCCAGCTTTGTCCTGTTCGTATTTGTATTTCCTGTGTGCTGATTCTACTGTTTCAAATGATGTCCTGTATTCACTTAAACGCTTGCCGTTAAGTGCGTGTGCTGTTTCATGAGCTATTAGCCCGTCAACATTCGGAACTGCCGTGAAGTAAAGGTCTACTTCTCCAGCAAGCCCTCTGTTTGAAAATACTATTGTGTGCTTTTCTTTGTTGTAGAACGCCACTACTGTAGTGTCACTACCGTCAATCTTTGTTAATTCGCCCTGTACAAGTCTCGGTTTTTCTATTGTTGCAAGTTCAGGGAATCGCTCGGACGCTTTTTCAATAATTTCGTCTACTTTGCGAGAAACTTCTTCGCTTACGGCTTTTTGGTTATGAACCGTGTAATCCTTGTATTGTTCGGTTTCGTCAATCGCTGGTTGTTTCGTCAGATCGGGTTCGCTTACTTCTTCAATCTGTTCTTCTTCGATATTTTGGTTTTGCGATGTATCAACTACCGAAACACATACACATCGGCAGTTGATTATTTCGCTTGCGTCTCCGTTAGGGTCGCAAGGGTACATGAGTCCGTTTGAAAAAGGGTTTTCTAATTCGACTGTTTCATAATCTAAGTGAACATGACTTTCCCTTGTGCGTTCATCAGGGATAGACCGCCAGCGTTTTTGTAACGGTATTCCCATTTCCTGTGCTTCGTAGTAACTGAGCATTTTTCCTTGATTCAATGCTCTTATGCACTCAGTTCTCGCTATCCTTATAGCTTGTCTGCGACAGCCCTGTGTAACCCCTCTAATCCGTGTCGCTAACTGAGATATTGACTCGCCGAGCAGCAAGGATTGTGCAAGCTCGTTTTGCAGCCGTCTTACAATCTCCGAGTTGTCACCAAGTCTACCCATTGCTCGTTGATAGTAGTATGTTCCTTTGCGTCTATCTCCAATGATATTGCGTTGCCATACTTGCAAAGACTGAACTTGTGAAAATCCAGCCTGATATCCTTTCAGTTGTCCGAGAATTGTATCTTGACCGTTAAATAAAGCGTGAAGTGCGTTGCGGTCTAACTCGCTCCATGACGCACTCATTCCCACGTTTCCAAGCTGGGTCTTTATTTCGCCAACAGCAGAACTATATCCATTTTGAAAGATATTAAGGCTTTCGTTCCGTATCATTTGACCTGCCAGTTCGTTTGAAGCTGCCAAGTCACGTGCTATGTTATTCAAAAGCTGTGTTTCTCGCTCGACACTGAGCAGGTGCATTTGCAAAGCCTGTTCCCTGTATTGCGGAAGAACGTCAGGAGATTGCTGAAACTGGTTCAGTCTTTCAGTTGCTCTGTTTAGTCTTTGAGTGGCTTGTTGCTCCGCTGCCCTATACGTCCGTTGCAGCCGTCTGCTCAGTTCCCTCAGTAGCGTTTCTGTTAGCCTGTCCATTTATCAACCTCTCATAAGCAGCAATATCTTCATCGCTCATTCCAATGCTTTCGGCTTCATAGCTTGCAACAATTTCTTCTGTAAGCTCTTGTGGTATTGCTGGGTTAAGCTTGACTCGCCATTCAAACGGAAGGTCATTGACACCAGTTGATATCATTTGCACAATTTCAAGCTCGTTTACAAGTACACGGTGAGTAAAGGAAATGTGCTTATAATCAACTCCCACAACATTCAGCATACGCTGCACGAACTTTCTTGCTTCTGACTCTACTCCTACCATCTTGATATTTTCACGTTCAGAAGCAGCCCTGATTGCTACAGTCGTTACCTGTGCATTAAGCAGTATCTTCGGATTCGTTATCCGAGCAAATTCGTATATCGCACCTTCAAGTCGTTCAAGGGTCGCTTCATGTGACAGATATGGAATATCCGCAGGTTTTGCTTCTACGGAAGTTTCGTCTACGTCACCGCCTGCTATAATTCCGAGTTCACGCATAGTGTCAAGCATTGCTTTTAACGTATGGGGGTCGCCACCATATCCCTTAAATATCCAAAACAGGAATTTTGTTTTTAACGCTTCGTCTGTGTACCCTGTTTCTTTTGCGTCATAAGCATTTATTCTCGCTTTGATAGGCGGTGTCATTTCCGATTTTCTCAACGGGTTTGTGTAAAGAGGTATTACTGGATAGTTTGCATAAGGTTCTCCGTCTGTAGCAGAGGTAGTTTCTACGAATCCAGCACCGCCGACAGGCACGTTCTTGGTGTACTTCATATCCTTTTTGTCTTTGAGTTCTTTGCCTTCGTGTTCCCTTGTCCATTCTGTAAAGCCTTGCGTTGTGAACAGCTGAACAATCCAAGGCTTCTTATCAGCAATACGCCAAAATCGGAGTCCAGCCATGTGTGCCCCTGTCCGTTCATCGCAGAATGGCACATATTCCGTCGCCTTGAACGATTCAATTTTCCCCTTGTTGTAAAACGCATAGCAAACACCATGTATTGCCGAGAACGTGGCTATTTGGTGCATATCACTGGTAAAGTCCTCACCAAATAGAATCTCAACATCTATGTCCTTACCAGCACTATCTCGAATCTGAACAGGGTTATCCCATAACCTTCCGACTATATGACCGACAATAATACCAAAGAAGCCGCTCGGCACTTTAATTGTCGGAGTCAAATCCAGCGGTACTGTCTTGTCACCCTCTCCTTTAAGCGTAAGCGAGTTCTTAAACGAAGCAAGGAAAGGATTGTTGCCGTAATAATACTGTTCATCTTCCAGCATTGATATAGACTCGGCGATGTGCTTGTCCATTGCCTTAACTAAAAATTCTTCCTTGTTTGTTGCACTTTCGTATTCTTGGAATGTAATCATATTTTCTACCTCAAACTCCCGTCTTATTCTATTCCTATAAACCCTGAGTTCCTAAACGCTATTTCTGTGAACGATGATGTGCTGCCATCTACCATATCTTTGTACTTCGACATTGGAAAACTCTCCAACTGTTCAAAATACATATCGTTCCACGGTGCTACCAGCACGTCAATGTTTCCAGCCTGCCACTGTGCAGCCATCGGTTCTGCTCTCGCTTCTTTTGAGCCTGTTTCTGCTATCGCCTTTGCGTTGAATCCAGCCAACATTCTGACGTAACTCTTTGCCTGTTCCTTGCCAGCTTGACCGGGGTCTTGTGGCAAGCGTATCGTTACCCTGCCGTACCTCGCCTTGTCTGCCTGTGCTGTGAGCATTACGAGTTTGCGTACATCATCAGCGTTTAGTCTTTTGTTTATTACGTCTGCAACAACGAATCTGCCATTCTTGCGTTTGCCTATCAATATGCCTGCTGTGAACGCTGGGTTACCGCCTTCATCTTCTGCGGTTGCTGCTAAGTCCCAACCCCTACACCACTTGACAATATCATCAGGCAGAACTTTAAGCATTTCTCCGACCTGCGTTCTGCGGAAGTACATACCTGCTGCTGGCTTAATTTTCCAGTTACCGTGCAGTAATCGCTCTCGCTCTACAAGAGCCATTGCTTTCAGGTTTGCAAGATACTCGGGGTTTTTCTCCATCAATATCTTGTTATCATAGAGCGTGGAAGCTATGAATGTTACAGAGCGTGGTTCTCTTTTTTCCGCTTCGGTTTTGAGCTTAAACTGTTTCCATAGTTCGTTAGGCGTGTCAGCCCAATAAAGCTGTTCGTCACGGCGAATAAACCAACGAAGCTTTCCAGATCGTTCTTTAATCGGATATCCTGTATCTTGGTCTATCCACCATTCAATGAATTTCGCTACCCAAGAGTCAGCGTCTGCGTTACACGTCGCCCTTACAAACGGTTGCACTCCTGATACTGAACGGTTACGAGAGAGCATATAGAAGAACGTCCGTTCCTCAAAGTGCGTAAGCTCGTCATAGGCTATTTCGCATATCTGAGAGCCTTGCCACTTGAACACATCTGCATATCGTTCTATATGTCCAAAAGCTACTTTTGCCCCACCGGGAAAATGCCATGTTGCAGGTGACGTACTTTTCAGCACTGCATTTGGATAGTAGGAATAAATATTGCGTGATTCGTCTAACAATCCACCTGCAGCGTGTACTTGGTTGTAATGCTGTCTAAATATGACCGCATTGAATAAAGGATTATCAACGTGCCGTATTGGCGAGAGTAACATTCCGTATGTTTTTCCACCGCCAGCACTACCGCCGTATATGACTATCGAAGCTTTACTCGAAAGGAACTTTGTCTGTGCCCCTTCTTGCGGTGAAAATTGCATAAGCTCACTTCTCTATCTCAGGGAGTATGAACACTACTTTCTCGTCACCGTCAAAGCTGACATTGACATCTTGTTTCTGCGACCATTCCCCTGTCTTGCGTGTACGGTTATTCAGCCAGTACATCTGTGCCATCGTGTCTGCCATGATGTGCCGTGTCCGAGTCCTTATTTCCCCGATGTTCGTTGAGCCGTCCTTCTTGACGTAGATTGTCTTTTCTTCTTCCTCAACCGTATATCCAATGCACCGTTCGTAAAGCTTGCTTACAACCATGCTGTCCGCAATATCTTTGCCGTTCCTTCGTTGTTCTCCGAACGAAGTAAGGACTGTTTCGCCAGCGTCGTTCTTTGTCGTAGACCATCTGCTGATAGTCATACGTGTCACACCCATTGCTTCTGCTATTTCTTCATCGGTAGCACCTTTCAAGGCAAGCGAGAATACCCACGGGTCGTGATACTTTGAGTCGTACTTATAGCCCTCTTTTACCGTTGCTTTGGGCGTAGCTTTAGGCAAGGTCTTTTTAACTGTACGAGTTTTGGTTTTTTGTGTAGCCATACTATTCTCCTGCAAGGTAGTCTGCACATAGATACTCAAGCCCTTGGAACAGATTTTTGTCTGTCAGGTCACCCCTGCCAACCATGCGGTCAAGAGCCTTCTTGATTATCTTTGCACTCTCTACTGGTATTTTCCGTCTGCCGACAACACTCTCGATGGGAACCCATCTTTTTACCGCAGCACTGCTTTCCCATGACTGTTCCCAATCTTTCCATGCTTCCGATAACTGAGCGAGGTTTTGTTCAAACAGTTCAAGCATAAGCAATACCGCTGTTGCTGCATTTTTTACATTATGCGATGAAGCTACCGCTTCTTGCCCGTCTAACCATCTATCATATTCTTCCATACGCATTAGCCAAACTGCGTCAGAGGATTTTACTCTATCAAGAGCATTTGCTAAGACTGACTTCGCTGTTTCAAGGTCGTCAGGTAGGAATACAAGGCTGAGTGTCTGATACTTAATGTTCGCTTCTGCCATGTTGATTGCATTGAACGTATCGAGTAAACCAAGCACCTTATCGTCAAGCCCTGAATATTCCTTCATGCCAACATCAAGGATTTTGTCGTACAATTCCTTGAGCGTGTTCGGGTCGTCCGTACCAGTTATGGCATTATGGGATAGCTGTATTGCTATGCGTTGTTCTTCCGTCAAATCATCATCTGTGGTTATGCAGGGTATCGTTTTCAAGCCTGCTTCAATGGAAGCTTTTACTCTGTGGTTTCCCGACAGTACCAAATAGCTGTCACCGTCAAGACAAGCAAACGGAGCAGAGGTCAGCCTGCCGTCATGTGCGATGTTCGCCACAAGCCGTGCAAATTCTTCGTGACGCATATACCGAGCGTTTACTTCGAGTAACTTTAGTTCCCGAGGGTCAATTTCGATTATCTTTGTGTCCATTTAGTCGCCTTCCTTTTTGCCACCTTTTTGTCCGTACCGTTGTTTCCACAATTCAAGACCCTCTTGCAGAGTCCATTGCCCTATCGGTGCTGCGTACTGTAGCTCGTAGGGTCTGTCATAGTATGCGTTGGAACGGTCAAGCTCCTTCGCCCAACTTTCCTTTGTTACATCAAACTTTTCTCTGTTGTATAGCTTGAACAACCCTCTGTATTTCATGCTCACAGGATTCTCTGAAAGTGCAGTTGTGTTTACCGTCCGTACCCTTCTGCGTGTCAGTCGCTCTACAAGTAACTGGCTTTCCCTGCTAAGTGCTGCGTACAAGACCAGCTTTGCCAGCCGTCCGTAATCTGTAGGTTCTACAGGGAAGTCGCTCAACATATATATGACAGGAGTTTCCACATTCTTATCGTGTGTAACAAACTCGTTTACAGAGAACGCAAAGACTCCGACAAGAAGCCCATCAACAAACACGCCTACAGAAAGGCTTGCAGAACCGGGGCGAATCCCCTCATTCATGTATTTGCTCCGCAACATTCTGAACATCTTTGACGAAAGAACAGCGATTGTCATTTCATTGCCTACTTCATCGCCTAACCCCAAGCACGTGTACTTGGCTCTGCCTATTCCCTGTCTTGGCGTAACTATTCTGCGTTGGTCTGAGTTTGCATAGACATAGGAAGTATATGCCCTGTTAGTTGACTTAATCTTTCCGACTATCAGTTCGTCCATGCCGTCACCGAGAATCATATCGGGTGATACTATAGCCCACTCTCTTTTGTTCATGGTTTCTACTGCTACGTCTGCAAGTAAATCATCGCTATACTTGAACGAAGGCTCTGTGGATATGTCGAATATCTTGGTAAGATTCCGAGAGCTTCTTAATGCTCTTTTTCTGTTAATCGGTGCGTCGGCATGGAGAACAACACCGATATTCTCAGGTGCGTTCTGTAACCATTCGAGCGGATTTCCAACATGATATTCTTCAAGAAATTGTCTGCGTTTCTCAATCTTTGCCTTCGTGGTTTTGTGCAGGTCGCTCCATTGCTTACGGTAAGCTTCTGCCATACGTTCATAATAAGGGTGCTTCCCTTCATCTTTGACGTACATCGCCATACTGTGAACAATCATTGCTGTAGCAAGTTTGTCCGTGTCAGATTTCATATACGGCAGAAGCCAATCGTATTCTTTTTCCAGTTCTTGCTTTAATGCAACGTGGATTTTCTTTCCGCTATAAAACGTACCCATCAGGTTTGCAAGCGGATTGTCGTCACAGCTAAATATCTTTTTGCCTTCCATGAAGTAAAGCATATACTCGATTGCCAAGTCTGCTGAGAACGGTATGTAGATTTCTGTGCTATCCCATTTGCGTACAATCTCGTTGACTATGCACTTGACATCGCTTTTAAGCTTTTGGCTGTATGCCATATTTATTACCTCGCAAATACTAAGCGTTTACTGTTTCCTATATTCCGTATTGCTGAATGTGCGTAGAGGTCGTCGCCAGTTCTTGCCGACATATCTATTGCAAGTGCAAGCTCAACGTATTTGTTAAAAAGGGTGCAATCAAATACCGTGTTAAATCCCCTAAACTCTATCGTTCCGAGTCCGTAGAAAAAGCTATGCAGATTCAAAAACTGTCGCCTGACTATATGTTTTGGGTTTGTTCTATTTGCGTAACCCGAATACCAAACATCTTCTACTGATTGCATAGTCACATCGCTTAATGCTCTGAGTGCATTTACTATTTCTTCACGTGGAAACTTACAATATTCCCTTCTTGCACTTCGTATCGCTAATGCTCGTTCCAGCTCTGCCCTATGCCTGTGCATGACAAATACGAGTTCTCTGAGAGTTTCGGCAGTATGCTCCTTGCCCGAAATGTGTACGTGCATACCGCATACATCAGTCGCTACTGCTCCGTTTTTCGAGAGTGCTGGTAACATAGCATTGTAATAATCGGTGTCCCCTGCTGTGAGAATAGGCGATATTATCTCAACGCTGTAACTTTCGTCAGCGTCATTGTTCTTTATCAGTTCACCGCATTCTTCTTCATATACCAGCGAAACGTCAGGCTTGATGTTCCATGTTCTGTTTGCTTTGTCTGTGATGGAGAAGTCCCCTGCATAGCAAGCAATACGGTCTGTTCCAAGAGAGCCAGCAACAATCTGTGCTGCCGTCTGCCGTGTTATTCCAGTAAGCTCTATCTCAATTCCGATGGTTCTGTTATCAAGCTCCCATGCGTAGAATCGCATATCGTTCTTAATGCCTGTTTGCTTGAATCCGTTGCGTTCATAGAGCAATGCTAACCCATGTTGCCCCTTGTCTTTAATCTCAAGGCGTATTGCTGTGCAGGTTTCTTTCGCAAGTTTAAGCACTTCGTCTGCGTAGCCTTGTTTCTGATACGCTTCTAAGATACAGAGCTTTGCGATGTAAGAATATCTTGAATCGTCTTGCCATGCAGGGTGCGTCTTTCGGCTTGTCAGAATCACAGCACCGATTACCGTTCCGTCAAGGTCAATAACGTAGAAGTCATTTTTGATATACCGCTTCAATAAAGCGTCCTTCGTGGTTTCTTCCGCAGACCATGTTTTACCGCTTGGATAGCCTTTTGATTTTCGCCATTCGGAAGTAATGCTGATTATCTCAGCAGCCTTAGCAAAGTCATTTTTGAGCGTAATCATCAATTTCTCCTGTATTATCAAGGCTTTGTAGCCGTTTGGACTTTCCTAAATGATGTAGGGGTTAGTTAGCTTGCTTAAAATCGCTGGAGAGCAGGGCATAAAAATAGCCCTTGCCGAATTGGCAAGGGCTGAGTCTATTTGGAGCGAACTGACGGATATGAACCGCCGCTTCCAAGCGGGTAGCTCGGTGTACTACTATTATACTAAGTTCGCTTATCTACCGTGTAGACCGGGTTTGTTTTGGTTTGTCGTTATTGTTGGCTTATTGCCAGCTAAAACAAGCTTAGAACATTGTAAGCTGTTCGGTGTGTGTGGTTGTATTGGATTGTTCAGATTGGCTTATATCGTCTTGTGATGGCTTGGACGCTGTTTTCGAGTCGTCAGGAAGTTCATCAATCGAAACCCCTGTTTTGTCAAACCACCAATCTGCGAACATTGTCCTGTGACACCATTTGTCACCGTTGCGTATATCTTCGTAGCAAAGCAGTACAATGTCTTTATTTGGAAACCTGTTTCTGATTGCTGCGAAACCTTGTGCAAAATTGTCTGTGCCTGTGTTTTCTAATCGTTGTCGGTATTTCTCCGTGAACTCTGCTTTGCTTATGTCACGTAAACCGAAAGGCATTAACGCTTTTATCTCACAGTTCAGAGCGTAGCCTAAATCCCACTTTGGTTTGCCGACCGAGATTCTTACGGCAACATAATCGCCGCTCCTTAACATAGGGTTTGAATACCTGCTTGTGTATATCATTTAGCCTTCTCCTGTCCGTTGTTATTGATACTAATATTCTAACATATTATCGGATAGAAGTACAGGCGACTTGTTGCAATTACGGGCTTTTTTATGGTGTAACATTCTGACGATTTTTGAACCTATCTGTTACCCTTTTTATGTAGGAGGTTCTGACCCCTCCTACATATTCGGGTTGAAGGTGGAAAAACCTGTGTGTGCGTGTTACGCACTACTGCGATTACTATTTTAACACAGGTCGTTTCGTCTTGTCGTCGCAACTTTGTCGCATTACAGACTGTCAAGCCCCATCGCTCCGTAGAATAGAACTGCCAAGCCTTCAATGGCAATATCCACGTCACGGTAGACTGTACTTCTGTCCAAATTTTCGCATTCCGCAATTTCTTCTGCGGTTTTCTGTTCTTCTGAGATATAAAGGTTATAGAGAGAGCGATACCTTCTCATATCGTCAGAATCATGTGAGCTTTCGCATACTGCTCGGTAAGCATTGAGAGCGTCTGTTATCAGATTCACCCTAAGTGCAAGGTGTACAGCGTGTTCTTTTGTCATTGTCGCTCTTACCGCTTCTTTGCCGTGTCTGCTCATAAGGTCAAGCAAATCTCTGAGCGTCAAATCATCGTCAACCGTTGTGGCTCGTTCTACTAAGTTATCCACAAACTTCTTGTGTTTTCTGTAGAGTCGGATTGCTTCTTTCAAGGCTTCTCGCTGTCTCTCGTGGCGTTCTGCAATCATCTTGGTTTCAATCCCACGTAGGTTGTTTGTTATATGGTCTGTTACGAATACGATTATCTCTCTCTGTTCCTCAAGGTTAAGTGTGGTTACTTTTCCCATGTAATTATCCTCCCAATGTTGACTTTCTGCTGTTCGTCTGATAGAATGATGTTGTCAGGCATATCCCATCAGACCGTCATTCTTCGGAAGGGCGGTTTTTGCTATTTGTCTAAGTCACAGATTTGCTTGCTCCTTCTGCGTTGCCTTGTGGCACATAGCAGCTACTTGAACCCATTCCGACGCTGCGTTTGAGGCAGTTCTTTGCATTTCTAACAAATAGCTCCTTGCCTTTTTTCTGTCGTTGCCTTTTACGCATTTCCAAAATTCTTCCATGTAGCTCTTAAACGCAAACCTTTGTTCGTCAGCTTCTTCCAGTTCCTCAAGAATAACTGCGTAACTTTCGTGGTCGCTGTTATTTGCTTCTCCGAACTTCTCGGCAGCACGGTCATACTCTTGGAATACAGCAGTCTTTATTGCGTGTACTAATTCTTTCATAGTGTATTCTCCCTTCTCATTCTCTTAAACGTAGATATCATCAACCACATTTGAGCTTCGTAGCTAAGAACTCGATACTCAGCGTCTTTCTTCCGTCTGAGCTGTGGACTTCCCGACCTTGACAAGTATGCAATAACTCCTATGTCTGACTGTATGCGGTCTTTTACCTCGTGGTACAGCTCCAATGGCATTATGTAGTAATTGAGGTTGCCGACAAAGTTGTGCCCGTTCTTGCTCATAAAATCTGCTTTCGACACCTTGATTTCATAGCAGATAATGTTCACTTCATCTTTTGCAAATGCTCGATTCCAACACCAGCGACACTCTGTATCGTCACAGTCTTGTTTCGCCTTTTCATATCCTCTCGGACAGCCGATAAGCTGAAACTGGCTCATGGTTATGCCTTTCGATGTACACCAACGACACCCGAGAGTCCTGTGCGTACACGTGGTATATTCTGTAATTTCAACTGCGTCTATCAGTCCACCATGCGGAGTGCCGTTTACTACAGGAACTTCAAAAGCAAGGTTTCTGCCACGTGCTATATTGCTGTTGGCTTCGTATCTTCTCAGGGCTTCTTCGATTGAGAGCGTCAATTCACTTTTCGCCATCTTCATCTACCACAAAAAGATATTCGTACTCCATTGACTCTGCCGCCTTTAACGCTTCTTCTTGGGTGCTGTATATATATTCGGGGTCAATATAGCCATTGATGGATATGTCCGTTTCGTCGCCCCATGCGTGAATATCTATAACGTCCACTTCTGTCCAATCGACAATCAGGCGACTTTCGCTACACGCTCTTACTTCCTCTGTCGGTATATGAAATGCACTGTATTCACACATATCTGTGTCAACATATTCACATTCTCCGCTTTTGCAATCCATCGGTCTTATAAACCAAATCTTTTCTCCAACTTTGCATGGAAGTTCAATAATTTGCTTTTCCATTATTTATTATCTCCTTCGTCAACAATTTCACCTTCCAGCCATCTACGTCCTTTGGCTATTCTGCCGAGTCTCTCAATCATAAGCTTACGACATTCCTCTGTGCATAATTTTTCGTTGCAATCCTTTTTGTATTCGTTATCACGCCACGGACAGTTGCTGCCGTCTTGCAATAATCTCTCCTTGTTTGTCATGGCTAACCCTTTCTATGCACCGCACAGGGCGGTGCAATTATTGATTCACGATACCGTGAAGCCGAAGGACACTCGAAGCGTCGTGTTGGAAGCGCCGCTGATGTCGACAGTCCCCTCCGTGTACACATTCACGAAGGAGGTGGACGTGTCACGATAAGCGGAGCGTGTCCAGTAGTATCTGTAGTCTCCATTCGTATCTTTCATCATTCGTTTGCCTGAGTCGGAAAATGCTTTATACCTTTTACCGTCCTCTTTTGGCGACCAGTATGCAGAGCCGATTAACTCACTTTCAGACAAGGCAAACAGCTTGTCGGTTGTCATTCTGAGTCTGCCATTATAATTATGAGTACGCTTTTTAACAGACTGAATAATCTCGACAAGTGCTGCTGGCAGTGTATTTATGTGTTCTTCGTTTAGCCATCTTCTAAGGTCTGAATCTTTCCAGCCATTTTCACATCTGCCCGACCTATGATATTCTCTCGCTGGAAGCAAAGTGCTTGGCATAAGTGTTACTGTGTGCTTAGTGGGGTTGTCTATACTCCTGTCATGGTTAATGCCGATTATCCGACACTCTGTACCTTCGACGGTTATTATGTCGTTTACCTTATGAATGTCTTTTATCGTTCCACTTTGGATTAACGTGCTAAATTCTTGTGCAGTATAAATCATTGTTTTCTCTCCTTCATATTTTGAATTGCGGTGCTATGCAGCTTGTGTGCGTTCGTTGCCTTGCAAGCCTTCGGGTTTCTTCCGTTATGGTGTTCTTGCATGGATATGATTTGTCTTTACAATTCCGAGAGCATTGCAGACACTGGAAGTGCACAAGTCTTTTCAGGGCTTCTTCTAATCTTTTATCCATTCTGCTCTCCTTCCTTTCTTTGTAGTTCGGCTACTTTTTCCAGTATGCCCTTTAGTTCTGCGGAGAAGTATGCAAACCTTGTCAGTACAATTTCTGCTCTGCCGTTGCATTCTTCCATCATTATTGAATATGCGTTACCGTCAGATTCGTGGCATTTTCCTACCAGTTTGCCTTTGTAATAGCACCTGCTGCTATACTTCTCATATTTTCTTTTAGCCATTACATCAACAGCTCGGGAGTTTGCTTGATAAGGGGTTGCCCCCATGCTTCTTCAATGTTCTTTTTCATAAAGAGCGGAACTTTTGCTTTTTCGCAAACTTGGATAATGCTCTCTATCCATGCTACATTTGGGGTTATCTTTTCTTTTCGTTTTCCTGACTCCGCTCCGAGAATCACCCACTTTATACCTCCGTAATCTAAAGCGGTTATTTTCTTCCTTCCTAAATCCTCTTGCAGCGGTTCAATGCTTAGAAACACATTCATCTTCTTGTCCTGTGAGAAAAAGAACTCGTCGTCGGCTCTCGTTATCGTTGTTCCATACCAGTAGTTTTCAGCAATCCGCAGTATTCCTTTTTCATAAAGGTCTATATACCGCTTTGGATTTTTCGTAAGAAACATATACGTGTGCCACGGTGCTTCATCGCAAGCAGTAAACACTTCATTTATCCATTCGTCAGGAATCCACTCGCCAAACAGGTCTGACATTGAGCATACGAATATAAGCTGTTCAAGTTTCCATTGCTTTAACTCGCCTATTCTGTATCTGTGGAACGTAGGTTCAAATCCATAAGGATAATACCCGTCTCGCTCGTTCATCACGTGAATATTGCTATCCTCTGTTTTGTCGCCACCGAACCTATTTGCGATTGCTCTTGCATAACAATATTCGCAAGTATGATAACAGCCTGTGACTATGTTCCATGTAGCTGTACACCATTCTATTTTTGTGTTTTTAGCCATCGTTAATAACCTCCGATATTTCTACATACACTCTTGGAATGTCGGAATAGAATTTCCTTATCCGACATTCCACAATCTGAGCGTCGTCACGGTATGCCAATCCATTCAATGAATCTGCAATAACTTTTACCACGTTATCTGCGTCAGGTTTCGTGGTGGGGCGTATCTTCTCGGATTGCATATCGTTTTTCTTTTTTTTGCTTGCACTCTTTGGAATCTGATAAAATGCAAGAACGTCCATCGTGAGAGCAGAGCCGTCAGGGAATCTAATTCCGTTGCTGTTTTGATACATGACCCTTACATAGTTTTCATATACCATCGTAGCGTCAGGAGTGCGTGTAGATACCCTGCCGTTACGAACTGCGAACCTTGGTCTACCTTTTCCCTGCGGTTGACCGGGGATTTCAAAAGCTGCTTTCATATCTTCCCTCCAACATTTTTACTTGCTCTGTTTCGAGACGTTCTTGCACTAATTCATCGTGAAGTCTTTTAATTCTTTCAATACTTTCCCGTGTTGGCAATCCGTGTCTCCCGCCGGGGCGGAACTTTATCGAAAGTTCATTTATTTCAGATATCTTCGGTGCAAACCTGCAATGTTTAATGTGTTCCATTACCGCTGCCGTGACCGTTTCCGCACTATATTCTTCAAGTATTTTTGTCCATAATGCTGTGGCTGCGTCAATGTCTGCGTAGTCTTTGTAAAACTCAGGGTATGCTGTTTTAATCACAGCCATAAGCACTTCCATTTCGTCATACGTCATACCCTATCGTTCCCTTCTCTTTCGCTCTGTCTAAGAACGGATTGCCCGATTTTTGTGCTTTTGTCTTTATCGGCTGATTAAGATAGCCTTCAAATTTTGAGCCAAACAGGGTTTCAGGGCGAAGGAATTTCTCGTAATCTGTCCCTTTCCATTCTGTCACCTTCTTGTCAATGACAGTCTTAAAATCATTGAGCGTAAAGCCGTCATTCGTTCTCGCCTGTATCAATCTGCGTGTAGCTTGTCCTGACGGTCTGTAGCAAGTGCCAGCCAACATATTCAGATGTTCGATTACTTCACGTACCAGTTTTGCAAACACAATTTCATTTCCATTTTCACTTACATCTTCATTTACATTTGTATTTACATTTACATTTACTAAAGGTATGTTTTTGGTATCGTCTTGGTATTCGTTTGGTAAAGCACTTGGTATTGCTTTGGTATCTTTACCCCATCTTTTATTGATGTTTTCTCTCTGCTTTTCGCTATGCCTTTGCCTTTTATGAATTTCGTTATCAAGCCGTTCATTGTAGTAAAGTCCGTTCTCGTCTATAGCAAATTTACTTAAAACGAACTCGGACACTTCGCCGACAGCTATCTTGATTGCCCTGTCTGACAAATGACCTTTTTGATGTTGAACGCATAGCAGAGTGATATATTGCCCTCGTTCTTCCATCGTTAAGTCAATTACTCCTGTGAAAAAGTCTTTGCTATAAAAGAGGAAAGCTGGGTCTTTCATGCTTGTCCCCCCTTACTGCACTAAGTAATATTCTGAATAGCTGACTGGTTCGCCATAGCGGTTTTTCGATGTTTTTGTCTTTGACCCTATGGCGTAGCCTTGACGCTTCAACTCACATATTCGTGCAGGGAGTTCGCATATTCCATATTCCGAAAACCCCTCTGCTCTTGTGATTGTTTTATGCTCTCTCAGATGTCGCAATATACGTCCTTTCTGAGTGTCGGGCGGTGGTTCTATATTGAAGCTCGTTTGTCCGTCCATGTTAATATTCCTTTCTGTAAACTAAATTTTCTTCTGTCCAATTTTCGTACTGTGATTGCAAATAAGCCTTAACCTTGTGGAGTAACTCTTTCCTTCGTCCGCTGTGGTCGAGTTCCGAGTGACAGGGAAAGCGACACAACCCCACAAGGTTCTGCTCAATACCAAGTCCCGATTTACTGCGTGGTATGTAGTGAGCCATATCAAGCTCTCTTGATGGCTTTCCGCAGAATATACAACACGGATAACCGTCAATTTCTTGTCGTCTTAATACAGCTTCACGTTCAGCAGGGCTTACTGCTAATGCCTTAGTACGTGCTGTCATTTATTCAGGATAATCGTCAAGCGGTGGTGCGTCTGAGTCGTCATAGGGATAATCGTCAACATCGTCAACAATCGTCGCTGTTTCATCTTCATCTTCCGCTTGGAGAATGATGTTGCAAGCCAGCTTTATATGTTCCTCTCTTGCATTTTCAGCCAGCCACTTTATGTAGCCACTTTCGACTTTGCCGAGTTTTTTACCCTGATGTTTGCCAAATTCAAGAGTAATATTTTCAGCTTGCTCTAAAGTCATATCTCCTGTTGGAATAGGTGCTTTCGGAGCGTTGCCCTTCAAGTCCAAATCCTCAATATCTTGTGTGAATATCTGCGATAATGAAGCGACAACAAGCGTAGCGTCAACCATCGCTCTTTTCTTTGCCATCTTCAAGATGGTATTGTCTATGGTGTACGAGTCTTGCTTCACGTACTTACCTTCTCTTGTGTTTGCAGAGCCTAACCCTTCGGTGATTAAAGCTCCGTTTTTGAATAGCTGACACCTGACTTGATATTGGAAAAATCCTTCTTCAAAATCACGTGTACTATCAAGGATTGCAAACTCACTTGTAAGACCCATGAGCATTATCAGCTTTTCGCAACCGGGTTTCAGAAGCGTCGGCTTGGAAGTGCCGGGGATAACCCCATAGTCAACGTCTGCTGTGAGCTGTGACCTTACGAGTTTTTGAAATTCATTTATCTTTGCAAGGGATTGTGACATTGCGTTGGTGTCCACGCTCTCTACTATGGACAATGCAGTTGATTCGTTCATTTATATATCCTCACTTTCTTAATGCAATTTTTGGTTTTGATTTGTAGGTTATGCCGGGAATCTGTACTTTTCCTTTGCTGTTTCTGATAAGCCGTAGTATTCCTTTTTCGTCAACAGGACGTAATACGATTCCGTTCAAAGTAACAGGCACTTTTTCATCGTCAATGTTGGTTATTTCCCAATCGGTAGACGTTGAAGCCCCTGCTGCTTTTGGTGCAGTATGATGTACGTAAACATTTTTGCTCATAGTTTCGGCAAGTTCTGCGTCTTGCATGGCAGCTTCTGCCAGATCGGTTTCGCCAGCTTCTTCGTGAGCGATAGCTTCTGCCATTGCTTTCTCATATTCTTCATTTGCAAGACGTTCCGCTTCCTCTTGTGCTTTTCTGCGTTCTTCTTCGATTACCGCTAAGTAAGTACCCATTGATGTTTTCAGCACAGTTTCAGCTTCCGTGAGGGGTTTGAGCATTTCTTTTTCCCTTGCACAAATCTCTCGGTGAGCTTTGTGTGCTGCCGTTTTCATGGGTTCAAAAAACGCTACAACCTTTTCGATTGCTTTTTTGATATTGCTTCCGAATGCAGCAGCAGCTTCGTAAGAGGAATTGTCTTTGACGACAAGCCCTGTCGCCATTTTGTTGATGGTGGTTATTTCTTGGGATATTTCAGTTTCTTCATTAAGTATTGCAGTAGACATAGGTTTTTCTAACTCCTTCCATTATTGATTCTTTTCCAAATAGCTGTAGATATTTAGCAAGCTGCTAAACACCGTCCAGCTTTCCGTGTCAACGGACGGCAGTTCCTTCACGGCTACCGTTCCGTCCTTTTTAAGATGTACTACAAGCTTTGAGTCAAACACGATACCGTGATACTTGAACGCTCTGCTATACGCTTCCGATTGCACACGCACTAAATGCTCTACAATGTTAGAAGATGTTTTGAAGTCAACTAACGTCAGCTTACCGCCGATACGACATATAAGGTCTGCTGTACCGCCGTATCTTGCTGCTTTGTGATATATGCGACATTCAACTTCTTCAACCTGCGGAGAAGTTTCTGCGTACCATTTCTTAAACGCTGCGAAGTAGTTGCTGTAGCTCGGGATTATGTCGTTATCAATCCCATGTTTAAGAAAATGCTCGATTGCTCGGTGTACCGACCTTCCTCTTGTCGCTGCGTTCTTTAACGCAATGGTATTTACGCTTCCGTATTCGGCAGACGACAGCGGTTCAAGTATTCTTGATACGCTCGGTATCTCAATTCCGTTCAGCCTGTAAGTATGGCTGTTTTCCTCAAAGGTAAGCTCTTGAAACTCAACCATTTACCATACCTTCCTTCCTTCGTCGGCAAACATCTTGTGATATGCCAAACGCAGTTCGCCTAACGATTTCGTTAGGCTTTCGATGTACTTTATTAAACCGAGTACCGCTTCCTCATTCGATTCGGTCACACGCTCATCTACCAGCACGTCAAGCATGGAAGCTTTTGCTGCTTCTAATGCGTCAACGCATAGTAGCTTATACGTTTGTACGGTCAATGCTGATAATCGTGCGTGGTTTGTAGGTATCGGCATACTGCGACCTATCGGACATTCGTTTGAGCAGTAATGATATGTCAAGTGGGGTGCATGATATTCATTTGCCATCATTACTATGGACTCGGGCGGGATATTTTTCGTTAATCCCAATTCGTAATTCGTCAGCGTAGATGTCGAAAAACCGAGTTGTTCCGCTGCTCCTTCTCGGCTTAATAATCGGTCATTCTTTTCGGCTGCTTCTTTACGTGCTTTGAAATAGATGTTGTTGTTTTCGTTTTCCATAAAATTCCACCTTCATGTAGTCACGCTGTATTTTTCATGCTGAAACACACAGGCATACTGTATAATCTCAGCCCTGCTTTGTAGTCACGCTCTATGGCTTGCCTGTGCTGTACCTGTTATGCTTATTCCAAGAAGTTCATCGCTCGTACACTTGAGCACGTCGGTCAATTTGCGGATAGTGTTTGCCGTCATGGTGTATGTTTCGCTCTCCCAGCACGACACTGTAGACTGTTTAACTCCCATCAGCTCTGCCAGTTCTACTTGCGATAATTTTCTCTCTCTGCGTATATCTCTCAAACTCATGGCAACCTCTCCTTTCGGTGATATGTACTGCCTATATTATAGGTATCGGCAATAACTAAGTCAATAGAAAAATGCCTATTGCGTAAAATATAGGCATGGTCTATAATTGCTTTGGTGGTGATGTTTTGGAACGTATTAAATTGGCACGTGATAACCTTGATTTGACGCAAAAAGAGTTGGCAAAAATTATGGGCGTTTCTCAGCCTACCGTATCTCTTTGGGAAAAAGGGGAGCAAGACCCCACGTTGCAGAATGTACATGAATTGTGCAAGCACTTGAAAACGAATCCGAGCTACCTTATGGGATATTCGAGCGACTCCACCATGCAGGTAAACTTAAACCCCGAAGCTATGAACATTGCTCTACGCTGGAACTCGCTTGGTAAGCGAGGTCGGAAAATCGTTGACGGTAAACTTGCAGAGCAAGAGCAGTTAATCGAGCTTGAAGCTAAAAGGGGCGAAACATCGGTATCATAAAAACCGAAGGGAACGTAATTCATGTAGATTGGAGCTATGTGTGGCTTTAGGACGATATGGCTAAGAAGAAGTACAAGTACAAGCGTGGGTCAATGGTTGTCGGCAAAAAAGCTGACGGCACTCCTGTCCGAAAGTATGTCTATGGCAAAACTGTAGCCGAGAAAAACATGAAGCTTGCTGAGCTTCGTCGGCGTTACGCACGTGGTTTGCACTTAGGCGATATGACCGTCAATGAATGGTCTGAACGATGGACAACAACTTACCTCGCTAACGCTGGTAAGAATCAAAAGACTCATTACGCTGCGAAGCTAAAGCATGACATTCTGCCTGTTCTTGGAACAATGCAAATGCGTGATGTCCGTGCTTCTCATATAATCGAACTGCTTAACAGATACAAAGGTGGCAAATACAGCACCGTCGCCAAGATATATCAAGCTGTTAAAAAGCTGTTCGGTGACGCTGTTATAGAGGGGATAGTCGAGCGTAACCCTGCCGACAATGTTGAGTTACCGCCGACTACCGAGAACAAACGCAGACCGCTTACTATTGCCGAGAGGATAACGGTTCTGCGTGTAGCTCAGAAGCACATTCACAGTGCTTACGTGCTTACGCTCCTGTACTCAGGAGCAAGGCGTGGCGAGTGTATAGCGTTAAGGCGTGACGATGTTGACTTGGATAACAGGAGATTGCGAATAGACGAATCGTTGACATTTGAGGAAGGGAATAGGGGAATTATGTCAGGTACAAAGGCTACCAAGCTACGCAAAAAGAGCGTAGACGACGAAAGCTTTGGTGTACGTGTTGTGCCGATACCCGATCTATTGCACACCGTTCTTGCTGTTCTGTGCGAAGGTAAAGACGGAAGCGACCTGCTTTTCACAAAAGACGATGGGAGTCAAGCAACGAAGTCAAGCGTTCAGTGGTGGTGGAAGTCATTTAAGAAACAGTGTCACATTGAGTCAGGGGCAGACGTTTACCGCAATGAAGTTCTAACCGACACTTCTTCATTCGATGATGATGTATCTCCGCATTATCTTCGCCACACCTATTCAACCGACCTATACGCAGCAGGGGTTGATAAGTTTGCTCGGCAAGAGTTTCTCGGACATTCAAATAAAGACATTACCGACGACTACACGGCTATGCCTATGGAAGCGTTTTTGAGAAACCTCGACCTGTTCAATATATACTTAAATGGTGAGGTATGGGGTAAAAATGGGGTAAACGAAAATGGTGACGGTCAATAACTCTTACTGCTACAGTGTGCATACGGTTTTCTATAGCCAGCCTTTCACGCCGGCAACACGAGTTCGAGTCTCGTACGGGTCACCAAACGATTATTATTCGAACCCCCAAATCATAGGGGAAACGATAGCCATAATAATCAAACATAAGTGAAATCAGCGGAATGCATATCAAGTGCATTCCGCTGAGGCTTTTGAACGCAGGAGTGCGACTCTTGTAAAAGAATAAATAATACTTTTAATAAATAAAAATTGCAGACAGTGTCTGCATTATTCAATCTTTATATTTTTGAAGTGTTGCGAAACACCTTGCCTCGTCAGGTGAAGAGGAAGATATGCGTCTCACGCAAGCATATACTCTCGAACTTGACGACGGAATAATCATCATAATGTTTTTAGAATAAAGGCAGAGCAATAGTCTCTGCCTTTGTTCTTAGTTACTTTTGTGTGCCTTGACCTTTTCAAATATCTCAATGTATTCATTGCTATTCATTACTATAATAATTCGATATTTTATGATTACTTTGCTCACTCCGACCCTAATATCCCCCGAAACCTATCAAGTGGTGTATATCCATCTGCTACGCATGAAGAGCAGTAGAGAAAGAACCAATCGTATGGATTTCCAACATATAATGGTGAAAAACCACACTCATATAAAATCCCGTTTAACTCTTCAGTAAAGTCATCATAATCACCGGTGATCTGCCCGTCTAAAAAGCATGAAACCCAATAGTCGTAAAAATAAAGTAATATAATCTCTTTGCGTAATACGTAAGACGATGGATCTGTTGATGATAAAGATTGCTTGTCTGGGAACTGGTTACTTATTTCCTTGCGGGGAAACTTTTCTCTTATTGATATAACCTCATCGTTCTTCTTTTGAACATAATCCACACCCATAATCATATATAACAGAAAATCAATTGATTTTGGGTCTTTACCACCAAAGCCGGATGCATCTTTTTCATCGGCAAGCTCTGATTTACGGCGTTCATACTCTTGTTGTGCTAAACCGGATTTAACAGCGCTTCCTACTGTTGACCTTTCCAGAAGCCGTTTTTTATGCGCCTTTGCTGCAGTATTATTAATAGAAAAGTTATGTGGATGTTCTGAAATGAAGTTTATAAGTTCATCCTCACTTAAATCCTTACTAGCTGTGGCTGCGAGGAATTGCGTGTGTTCTGTTTGTTCCAGTGGAGCATTTGTCAACTCCAAATTGCTCAGCTTATCAATAAGTGACTCCGCCTCTAACAGCGTTTTTTTATGAAAAATGCAGTATAGATAAATGAACTCGTTGACATTACGTTTATTGAATGCCTTATCTAAAAACACTTTATTGAAAAACCTCTCAGTTTGCTCACAATCAAGTTTTAATGCAAATGCTATTGCGAACATATTTCGACGATCATTGTCTCCGTATTTAGGTTCTGTACCGCCGGAAAACCAGTTAGCGATGCTATTACGATTCAATGATTTTCCTGCACGTTTTTGCAAATCTGACTTTGCCTCATCAGCAGAGAGAGAATCATCTAATGCATCATTGTAAAAAGCTAACAGTCTTTCGGAGAAAGGTCTAAAAAAATCAGAATCATCGAGTTTCTTTAAAACTTCCTCATAATCCTGCTCGTAATCGTAATCCGGGATACCCCACATTTCATCATCAAGTAATTGCGAATATTGACCTTTAGTGAACTCTACCATACCTTTGCACCTCTCTCCATAATTCGCTTTTATATTATCATAAATCTTGTTATAATGCGAGTGTCAAGCAAAAAAGTTCCGTACAACAAAATGGAGAATGACTAATGAAAATTATTGAAATTAAAGGATTCCCGCTTGTTAAATTTCAAAAGAAAAAGCGGATAGAATCGCTGCAGCAAGGTCTAATTTATATGAAAACATTAAGATATTATAGAGAGCAAGAAGAGCTATTCAATGATACTGTTGTCGGTGATTTTGGTGAGGCAAGATGGCATATAAATGACGCAACAATGATTGTTACACCTGTTGCCGGAGGTGAATCTGAGAGTGGAGCTTTAAACGATGTATGGTTTAATACAATCCATTCAGATGATTATGTATTTTGTTTATCTGGTGTTTATCCTTTCAAAAATAAAGCATTTGAATATACACAAGAGCAAAAAGAAAAAATATCGGAATTCGGTGATACAGCGTTAATAATTACAGATGTTTATGAATTTTACCGCAGAGTTCTTGATAGTGCTGAAAAAAGCGAATTTATTACTAAAGGTAACTTTGTATATTATTATGATGAAACCATAGATGAAGCAAATAGGATTTTTAGTTTATTATTAGATTTACGCAATATAGCTTTTCAGAAGCGTAAAAAATATTCATACCAACAAGAATATCGTTTTCTGCTTACTCCAAAGATAGAGAACAAATCAGAATTTATCAAACTTAATATTGGTAATATTGAAGATATATCAGTAATCTTCAAAACATCGGATTTATTAAACTCGAGAATAGAACAAATGGGATATCACACAGTGGGTGATCAGCTATATTATTAATGGTTTCACTGGTAGTGATAAACGAGTGTCAAGTAAAAATACATTTTCCAAATTGCAAGGGTTATAATCACCCCAACTAATAATGGGGAGGAATATTATTATGAGAAATGAACTTTTAAAGAAACAAATCATTACGCTTACGTCGGAAGCTACTCCGAAGCAAACACGCACGTATGAAATTGTTGAAACCTTGGGTAATGGGTTCAGTTGTATTGCATATCATGCAATCGACAGCATAAGCGGTATACCGGTAGTTTTAAAGGAATGTTTTCCTTGTAAGTCGGCTTATAGAGCGCAAAATGGGTCTGTTACATGGAATAGTGCTCATGATGAAGAACATGCAAAATCACGTTTTCAAATTGCTTTTAAAAGACAGGTTGAAATTCAATCATCTGATGATTTAATGAATACAAATACTCACTTAATTGACGGTTTATATTCCGGGAACAGTACTCTGTATACATTGACAGACCTTCAAAATACTAAGACCTATGATAATGTAACAGACATATCTTTACAGGATATCTTCAAAACAGCAAAAGCATTAGCTGTGGCTGTAGGAAAGTATCATGCAAAAGGTCTTCTTCATCTGGACATTAAACCGCAGAATATATTAGTTTACCCGGAAACAAGAGAAATGATTCGTTTACTGGATTTCGATAGTATAATTAGAAAAGACGAATTATCAAGCTCTGATACTGTTATATCATATACGCATGAATACGCTGCGCCGGAGTTATTACAGGGCAAGAGAAATAAAGTATGTGATGCAACAGATATTTATTCAATTGGTGCTGTTGTATTCAGTAAGATTTTTGGATGTGTACCCTCTGCAGAAGATAGAGGAACATTCAGTGAATGGGATTTTTTTGATAATAATCTATTTAAGAAACTCAGTAATAAAGTACATCGTTTAACAAAAGAACTTTTGCGTAAAACTCTATCTGCATCCATTCGCGGGCGATATCAAAGCACCGATGGACTCATTGAGATTCTTAGCATCCTTATCGATGAAAGTGCGCCAAGTAAGCGTCATCTTAACAGTACTTATACAACCTCAAGAAATTATTTCGTTGGCAGAGTGTCAGAGTTGAATCAAATTCATTCTGCTTTTACATCCGGTAAGCATACGATTTTCCTTAGCGGCATGGGTGGAATTGGCAAAACAGAATTAGCATTGCATTATGCGGAGCAATATAAAGCGAATTATGATGTTATCATTTTCGGTAGGTATAACGATTCGCTAAAGCAATTATTTCAATCTCCTGAATTCATTTCCATAGAGAACGATGCAGAAGGTTCTTTGAGCATTAATTCTATTCGCGGATTAGTCGATGAACATACCCTTATTATTATTGACAACTTTGATCAAAAAACCGATTCGATGCTCGATTCCGTACTATCATTGAAATGCAAAATAATATTCACGAGCCGTAACTCCTATGAGCAAATCTATAGCAATGATTCTACTGTAGAGCATTCCAATATCAACGACTTGTTAATACATGAACAGGTAGCTCTATTTGAACATGAATGTGGTCGCAAGTTAAGTGATGGTGAAAAAGAAACAGTAAAAACTATTTTGCATGAGATTCATGGATATACATTGTTGATTCCCTTAATTGCTAAAACATATAAAAATGATGATTATACACTTGGTGAAATACAACAAAGGATAAATGATGCAGGATTAATGGGCGCATCGGTTGTTGATGTCAATCATCATAAAGATTCTACAATATCTGCTAATTTATATAGTATATTGTGCGAAGTTTTAAATATGGCTAGCCTATCAGAAGGTGAAATTTATGTTATGAGAAGCCTTGCACTTCTTAGCGGCATTACTATTGATCGTAAAGAGTTTAATGCATGGTTAGGTGGAAAATATAAAAACTCGGTTAATTTGCTTGTAGAAAAAAACTGGGTGCAATTACAGGGGTTTGGTGAGAGTGCAAGAATTTCGTTACATAAGATTGTTGGAGATCTTGTTTGTAATGAACTTAAACCAAACTTAGAAAACTGTCCCGAAATCAGAGATGCCATATGGACAGAGACAGGAAAATTGTCGCATGCTCTTACTGCTGTTCGGTATGAATGGCTTTTTGGATATGTAAGTTTGCATATGACTACTGTTGAAAAACATAGAAACACCTCATTGTGTAGCCTCTTGCAATCAATTTTTCATAACTGTGATTTTTCAAATGAATATATATCTAACATTTGGGTTAAAATTATTTCAAGAGTAACAACACCGATAAACAATGGAATAGAAGTGTTTAAAGAGTTTTTACTTACCTACACAAATGCTTTTGAAGAACAATATCCCTCGCCATATTCACCAGATTGCCTATTCGATGCATATATTGCATTAATGATTTATGCTCTTCGTGAAGATTTAGGTAATTTGAATACCAAGATTCTAAAATATGCGCATTCAGCTTTAGATGAAGCAAATGTTCTGTCAAGACTACCAGAATATTCCGAGGAAAAAGTTGGAGAATTGCTCCTTAAAATATGCTTGCCTGTGTATCAGTATATTTGTGTACTTAATTTTGATGAAGGTTCTTGGGTTGATTTGCCGGAAAGTGAAGAGCTGTGTGCATTTATAAAGATAATTTGGTTTATTGCATTAGATAAACTTAAAAATAGCAAAAGACGGGAAGTCTATGAAAAGGTCTATGAAGATTTTTGTTATAGGATTTCTCCTGAATATAAGACTTTTATCGAAGAGTGCGACGATTACGATTTGACACAGGAAGAAGAGATTAAAATTTCTTTAGGAATAAAAGCACAAAACGAAGAGAATAATATTTGGCTAGCTAATTTAAGCAAAGCAGATGCCGAGGCGCTTAGTCAAGCTAACAACATTGAAAAATCATTGAACAGTCTCATTGAATCTCCGATAATTATATCTTCACCCTTAGCTTGGTTTGTTTCTGGTGATATTTCATGGGATGCATTGAGCAAGAAAACTAATCTTTCAATTTTAAATGAGCTTGATGTATTTAATTATAAACATTCTTTAGAGACTTATGATAAAGGTTTAATGCTAAATTTCGCCAACATGGAAGCAGCTCTTTCTTACTGCTATGCTTTAGTGGATGATTATCGAAATTCAGAGAAGCACCTAAAAAAACTACTTGAGTGTTATAGTAAATTACTATCATTTCGTATTGGTGAGCATGCTGGCGTTTCAACTAATAACATTATTTGTCTACCCGGAGCAAGGAATCTTATTGGTATAACCCCAGAAAGATCAGAAGCTAAATATATAGGTGTACTGCCTCCAAAACTAGCTCTTTGGTTCATGGAAGAAATAATAAACATTGTAGAAAAACATAATTCTTTGCATAACAGTAATGCAAACTTAATTTGCTCATTATATGAGACGGCAGTTGATCTTGCTAAAGCGGATAATGATGAGCATAAGGTTCAGTTATATAAAACCAAGATTGCAGATACTGCACAAATCCGTTTTTCTTTACCAGAATGATGCCGATACTCATTAACACAGGAATATATTAATAAAGCTTGAATCATCAGAAACTTAACACCTCTGTTAGCCTTTAGGTAGTAGGGGTGTTTTTCATATGTCAAGCAAAAATACAGTTACCATTTTCTGTGGTTTATACTGCAATCAAATCACAGAAGGAGGTAAACAAAATGACAACATTACATGCACTTCAACGTACAAATGAAAGAACAGGTTTTAACCTAAAAACCTCAGAACGATTTATTGCAAATGCACTTGAACGTGGGAAAAGAGCAGAGGATTTTAGAGACAGGGAGAAAGACTACTTGTTGCGAACAGTAAAAAATAACAGTAAAGCACTCGTTTATAACACATATTGCTTCATCTTCAGCAAGGAAAACATTTGTATAACCATGTTTCCGGTTCCAAAATGGTTTGGTAAGAAAAGGCGATACAACAGTAAAAACAAGCACATAAGAGAATATCAAAAGAATTACAACAATTATGAAATGGAGGACGATTATTATGGGTTTTGCAAAGTATCATGAAGACAATGTTGAGATGTGGACAGAGAGGCAGAGGGACAGACGAGTACCAGTGTATGTTGGTACTTCAAGAATTGAAATGAATAGTACCTTGAACAAAAATGACTTGAGAATACCCACTCAGAATTTAACAGCACATACGCAGCATTCTGACAGCACAGTTTACCGCACAGTACCACATAGATTTTAG